TCTTTTATTAAAGATGAGAAGTTTGATGTAGTACTTTGCGGAGAAGACGACGAAGGCAACGAGATCCTGGAATTCGGTGACTATAGAGTATATAAACCTAAGCAATATTCATTAGAAGAAAATAGAAATAAAGAGATACTTAAAAACTATAAGATAGTAAGAACAGATCAAGATAGAGTTGAATTAGAAAAACATATACAAGAACATACTGAAATAGCATTTGATACAGAAACTACAGGATTAAATACTAGAAAAGCTAAGATGATTGGTTTTTCTGTATGTGGTGAAGCAGGGACATCTTTATACTATCCTTTATATGAATACATACACGATGAGCTACAACCTATATATGAAAATTTAGGTAGATGTGAATACTACTTAAACTTATTAGCTAGTAAGAAGTTAATAATGTGGAATGGTTCTTTTGATATCAGGATAGTATTGACAAATTTTAATATAAATTTAACAGACGCCCTATATATAGAAGGGATGTTATTAAAACACACTGTACAAGAAGAAGGTCCCTTTAAGCTTAAGTTAAGTGGAATAGAAATACAAGAGTCAATAGGACTTAGTGTTGAAGAAGATGCTAACATAGAACAGCAGGAATTAAAAGAGAATGTGGAAAGTAAAGGTGGATCTTTCACACAAAAAAACATGGAGATGTACAAAGCTGACTTAGATATATTAGGAGTCTATGCTTGTGCTGATGCAGATCTCACTAAAAGAATATGTGAGTATTATTTAAAGAAATTAGAAGAAGAGAATTTAGTTGAGTTTTATTTTGATGAAGAAGTTATGCCTTTATATAAAGAAGTAACTATTCCTATGGAACTTAACGGAGTAGAGTTAGATGTTGATTTACTTATAGATACTAAAAACTCCATAGAAGTTGACATAATCACGTTAGAAGAATCTGTAGTAGGTAAGTTAAAAGAAACCGAAGAGTTTCATAAATGGCTACTAGATACTGCTAAAAAAACATTTCCATCAAATAAGCAAAAAGTAGCTCAAAAGCTAATAGAAACACACGACCTACCTTTACCAAAAACTGCTACAGGAACTTACAGCTTAGCGGCCAAAGGCTTAGAAAAACTACCAGACAGTCTAGTTAAAAGCTTTTTATTAAAAGAAGAATTAGATTACACAGATTTAAATTTAGACAATATATCATTGCTTTTACTCAAAGAAAGTAAGAATGGGTATATAAACATATCATCTAAGCCCCAAATGAAAGATTTAGTTTTTAACTATATGGGTATAAAACCTTTATCTAAAACAGAAAAAGGAAATCCTCAATTTAATGATGATTTTATAGATTCTTTAGACAACAATGAGTTCGCGTGGATAGCCCCTTTAAAAGACTATAATAGACTAACTAAGATAAAGACATCATACATAGATAGATTCCTGGATAATAATGAAGTTGGTAAGTATTACTTTTCTTATAAACAACATGGGACTATAAGTGGAAGGTATGGATCTGATGCACAGCAACTACCAAGACCTAAAGAAGACGGTCAAGAATCCCCCATGGTTCTTAAATATAATAATATGATAAGAAAGATATTTGTATCTGGACAGGGTAGGGTTTTCGTAGATTGTGATTACGAGAGTTTAGAGCCTCATGTATTTGCGCATGTTTCTGGCGATGCTGGTATAATAGATATATTTAAAAAAGGACATGACTTTTATTCTACTATAGCAATAGCCACCGAAGGGTTGACAGGCTGTAGTGCAGATAAGTCTGCAGAAAATTACTTAGGTAAAGTAGATAAGCAAAAAAGACAACAGGCAAAGACTTATGCTTTAGGAATTCCTTATGGGATGGGTAGTTATGCTTTAGGCAAAGATTTAGGAATACCTACAGAAGAAGCAGAGGTTCTGAGGAAAAAATACCTTAACGCATACAAAGACTTAAATTCCTGGATGGTAAGAACTAAAGCCCAAGTACAGAAAAAAGGGTTTGTTAAGTCAGAAGCTGGTAGGATACGTCATTTACAGGAAGTTAAGAGACTATATAGTATACATAAAGATGCTTTAATGAGCTTTCCCTATAGACGAAAGTTATTAAAACAATATAATATAATAGAAATAAATAACTGGTATAAAGATTACAAAAAGGGAATAAATAATAGTATGAATTTCCAAATACAATCTATGGCAGCAAGTATAGTCAATAGGGCGGCTATACAAATTAATAGAGAGCTTAAAAAAAGAGGTATTGACGGATACTGCTGTGCTCAAATACATGATCAATTGATAATAAATGTACCAGAGTATAGACAGGATGAGTGTAAAGTACTTATACAAGGTATTATGGAAAATACTACTAAATTATCATTAGATCTGAAAGCTCCGCCGGAAATAGCTATTAATTGGAGTGATGGTCATTGATATGAAGATACTTGATATATTCGAATATAAGAGACATAAGTTAAGAATAGAGCAATATGGAGAGTTGCTTTCGGGACTTGACAAAGTAGCAGATATATTATATAATCATCTAAGCTATGCTGAGGTTTGGCAGCTAATACAATTAACAGAAGAAGCAAGAATTAGGTACGGAATTGAATATCAAGCATCTGTAAAGGTCTTGAATACATATAAAGGGAATGCGAATGAAAAAAGCTAAAAAGAAGTTAAGTCAAAAGGATATGAGAAAAGAGCTTATATCCAAGTTCAGTGAAGCAATTATACAGGCTAGTAAGACGTATGGAGTTGATAATAGCTTAGTTACTAAAGCTCAGTTTACAGAGTTCAGCGAACTATCTGATTGGGAGTTAAGAAAGCTTGGTGGGTTTGACTCAATTAAGAAATCAGTATTCCCCTTTGACGGAGATCAGGATCTTGCATCTATTCGTGAATTAGGTAACGCTAAAGCATATATAGCGAAGTTAGAGCGAGGGTTAGGTGATAAGCAGTCTTTTGAAAAAAGAGCATTGGATACTATAATAGATTCAATAAAGTCGTTAAAGATTAGAAAATCAAAGATTAAGAAAAAGACTTTAAATAAAAAAAAGAAAATGACAATGGAACTAATGATTTCCGATGTACATTATGGAAAGAAGACAGAAAGCTTCAATTTAGATGTTTGTCAGAAGCGTATGCAAAAAGTCACAGAAGTATTTCTTGGAGAATTAGAACAAAAAGAAAAGTTTTTTAATGTAGAAAAAGTTGTTGTTGCTCTTATAGGTGACATCATCGAGTCCTATAGCATGCATGGCCAAGAATCAGCTCTTGCTTGTGAATTCGCCAATCCTAGACAAGTACAAGAATCTATAAATTCATTATTCTATGATGTTTTATACCCAATAGCTGAGACAGGTATTAAAGTAGTGGTTCCGGCTGTTACAGGAAATCACGATAGGACTGAGCATAAAAAAACACTGAATAATCCTGGAGAAAACAACCTAACTTGGATAATTTATAATACATTAAAACTACTTTCCGAGGCTCATAACTTCAGTAATATAACATTTGACATTCCTAAATGTGGGTACACTCATTTAGATATATACGGAAGTATTGTATTATATGAACATGGTGATGAGTTGGGTAATGTAAATAAAGACACTATATTTAAACATATGGAAAAACGCGGTAGACAGATTAAAAAACAGATACATATGGCCAGGTTCGGCCATTACCACGAATACGTATGCTTTGATAGGGGTAAAGCTATAGTTAATGAATCTGTTTGTGGTCAAGATTCTTATGCCCTTGAGAAGGGGTTTGATTCAACTGCCGGACAGACTATTAACTTTTATGTAGAAACTTCAACAAGACCGACAAGCTTTTACTACAGCTTTCCGATCTTCCTGGGCTAGATATGAGCGGAATTAAAGTAGATGAACTGTCTCAGTTTCATGACTATAATGTGTATACTCCAGCCAGGTTAATTTACTTGACAGGAGATATAGACGAGGACACAGCTAGCGTATTTATCAAAAATATACGGTTAATGGACCATGTAACAGATAAAGACATAACCATCCTGATAAACTCAGAAGGTGGTTGCGTTCATCAAGGAATGGCAATTTATGACGCCATAAAGGAATGTAATTCTAAAGTAACAACTCATGCAGTTGGTCCGTGCTACTCTATGGCAAGTATAATTTTCCAAGCTGGGGACTTTAGGTTGATATCGTCCAACGCTACTATTATGATTCATATCGGAGACGAGGGTTACGGAAAAGATCACCCAAAGAATATCGATCGATGGATAAAAGAGAATAGACGGATAGGGCAGGTAGCTGATAATGTATTATTTGAAAAGATTAAAAAGAAGAAGCCTAGGTTTAAAAAAGAGAAGTTTGATGAACTACTAGTCTTTGATACAATTTACACAGCAGAGCAGGCAGTAGAGATGGGCCTTGCAGATAAGATAGCAGAACATAAGGAGTTTTAATGACAGAGGAAGTAGAGTTTAAAAGCCAAGAAGAGTTAAAGAAAATGCTACTACAGCAATATATGGATTCTTATCTAAAAAAGACAGGATTATCAGTTGATATGGTCGCACTAGTTGAAGGTAGGGATGATACTGGTAACGTTATATATTATTTCACTGAAAAAAAGGAGAGTAAATGAAATTATTAATTAAGTTAGCGTGTATGTTAATGCCAAAGATTGTACTTAAGTTCTTCGTAAAGCACAAGTACTTAAAACAACATCAATATCCTGCATCAACTTTAATACACAGAAAGAATGCCAAGATTATCTACGAGATCGAATTTAATTGGTTTGACGATAAACTAATACCAGTTAGTTTGGTCCGAGAGACTCAGAGTGGGAAGCAATTCTCAGTAAGCTATTACGATATGTATGAGTTTAGAGAGTATCAAGGTAGAGATAGAAGTGCAGGAAATAGTATAGATTAATAAATAAGGGGGAGTTATGTTAGGGAGCGCAAGGATTGGGGACAAGGTTGCGGTTGAGTTAATTACAAATAGAACTGTGTATGGAAAATTACTTGAGATTAAAACTCATGGGGTTGAATTAGATTTAGAAAGATTATTTGATCCATTGACATTTTATCCATTTACGAATATAATCAGTATAAGAAAAGCAGATCAGGAGTTAACACTTAAAAAATTGGAGTTAAAATAGATGTCAAAGTTTGATGTATTTTCAACAAAGTTCGCACAGGATATATATTTACAAAAATACAGTATGAATGGCCAAGAGAAATGGGCGGATACAGCTAAAAGAGTGGTTGATAATGTTTGCGGCCAGCTATTAGATAGCGAAACCCAAGAAATATTAATAAAATTAATATCAGAAAGAAAGTTTATTCCAGGTGGGAGGTATTTATACTCGGCAGGAAGACCTTTTCACCAAGTTAATAACTGCTTCTTATTTAGAGCTGAAGATTCTAGAGAGGGTTGGGCAGATTTAATGCAGAAAATAACATCTTCACTAATGAGTGGTGGTGGGGTTGGTGTTGATTATAGTGCATTGAGAGAGGCTGGAGCTTCTATTAAGAAGACTGGTGGATTTAGTACAGGACCCCTTAGTCTTATAAAAATGGTTAATGAAGCGGGAAGGCACGTGATGCAAGGAGGACAAAGGCGCAGCGCTTTATGGTCCGGGCTTAACTGGTCTCATAAAGACATATTTGATTATATGACATCCAAAGACTACTCAGACAAGCTAAAGAAACTAAAAGAAGAAGATTTTACATTTGAACTTCCAATGGAGCTTACTAACATATCAGTAATATATGACACTGAGTTTTTTGTTGCAATGGAAGATAAAAAACATGAGCTACACAAACACGCAAAAAGTGTATGGGAGCAAAACTGCAGACAAGCATTTTCTACAGCAGAACCAGGAATGAGTATGAATTTTTTAAAAGACAATGAAAGTCTCAGAAATGCGTGTGTTACTGGAGATACTGAAATATTAACAAAAAGCGGATACACTAGAATTGATTCTAAATTAGATGAGGAAACTGAGATTTGGAATGGATTTGAATGGTCTAAAGTTACCCCTAAAGTAACCGGAGAGAATCAACAGATATTGAATATTAAATTTAGTGATGGTAGAGAACTAAAATGCACTCCCTATCATAAATTTCATTTAGCTAAAGGATATTCCGGCGAATCTGAAATAGTAGAAGCTCAGTCTTTAAGGTTAAAAGATAAATTAATAAAACATGAATTACCGATAATTAACTCTGGCGTAGAATGTAATTTAGATGAAATATATACTCAAGGATTTTATTCTGCAGATGGAGTAAAGAATAAAAATTTAATATGGTTATATGAGCCAAAGTTTGAGTTAGAAAGTAGTTTATGTGTAACTCAGTTAGGTAAAGAATACGTAAACCAAATAGGAGTTAGAAGAAAAGGATTCAAAGCAACGTTTGATTTAAAAGAAAAAGAATATGTACCCTTTGAAGTTAATTTAAAATCTAAGTTAGCGTGGATGGCTGGGTTATTTGATGGAGATGGATGTGAATTAAAGGAGGGAGGACTACAGTTAACTTCAGTAGATTTTTCTTTCTTAAAAGATCTACAAACTTTAATAAGCACTTGTGGTGTGAATTCTAAAGTAGTGAAAGGAAATGAAGAGGGCTATAAAGATATGCCGGATCAAAAAGGCGGAACTAATTCATATTTCTGTAAAGAATCTAAAAGAATTTGTATACCATCAGTCGGAGTTCAAAAATTAAAGGAATTAGGAATGTCTTGTAAAAGATTAAACTTTGATAAATCCCCTAATAGAGATGCGTCTAGATTTGTCCAAGTTATCGGAATAGAGGAGTTAGGTGTTGAGGATTTTGTTTATTGTTTTAATGAGCCAAAAAAACATTTAGGATTATTTAATGGAGTATTAACTGGTCAATGTACTGAAGTAACCTCAGAAGATGATTCTGATAAATGTAACTTAGGTACGTTATGGATGAATAGATTTGACAATAAAGAAGATTTTGGAGAAGCAGTAAAGTATGCAACACAGTTTCTTTTATGCGGTGGAATATATAGTGACGTTCCTAATGAAAAAATTAGAGAAGTTGGCGACAAGAATAATAGAATAGGTCTTGGTTTAGGTGGAATGCATGAGTGGTTAATGACCAGAGGATACGACTACAACGTAAATCCTGAATTACATAAATGGTTAAATATATATGAGCAGGAATCTAATAGTGCTGCTTATATTGGTGCTAAAGATTTAGGTGTTGCTATACCAAAGGGTATACGCAGCGTCGCACCAACTGGAACTATTGGGATACTCGCAGAAACAACAACAGGAATAGAGCCTTTGTTTTGTAAGGCATATAAAAGGCGATATTTAAAGGATGAGATTTGGGTACATCAATACGTAGTAGATGGTTCTGTTAAAAGATTAATGGAACAAGGTGTTGAAATAGAAAAGATACAAGATGCTTACGACCTTTCTTTTAAGCAGAGAGTCAAGTTTCAGGCAGACGTGCAGAATTATGTAGATATGGCTATATCTAGCACATGCAACTTACCTCAATGGGGGTCGGAAGAAAATAATGAAGAGTCCTTGAAAAAGAACTCTAAGATGCTACTAAAATATGCTAAAAGGTTAAGGGGATTCACTTGTTATCCTGATGGAAGTAGAGGTGGTCAGCCATTAACTAGAGTTGAACTTGATGAAGCTTTGGGTAAAGAGGGGCAAGTATTCGAAGAACATGAAGATGACTGCGTTTCTGGCGTATGTGGAGTCTAAATAAGCTAATAGGCGGATCAGGATCGGTTCTCCTAGCTTTGTGTGGATTTCCGGCAATGATAGACGTCATCAACAAGGGACACGCTGACGGGTATTCTGTGGCGTTCATCTTGATGTGGTGGCTTGGAGAGGCCCTAAGCCTCGTATATGTCTTAAATAAAGACAAAGATCTCATACAAATACTTAATTACATATTTAACTTGACATTTATATCAATTATAGTTTATTATATGTTGTAGTAGCAAGTATCGTCTAATAGGCATTACCAGGACACCAGCCGTTACGCGCTGGAGATATTGGACTCGTCGAGCCAATTACTTGTGAAATTTAACCAAAAGGGACTACTGTGGATAATATTAAACTTAGAGAATATCAAAAAGAATCTATCATTGATATAGAAAAGAAATTCAAAGCTAACGATAAAGTAGTGCTATCTATATGCCCATCTGGAGGTAAAACGATTACTGCATTAAAATATGCTTTAGATAACAAACTTAAAACATTAGTATTGGCACATGGGACTGGAGTTCTGAGAACTCAATGGGGTAGTGTTTTAGATTCTCACAACATAAAATGGTCAACCGATTTTACTGAAAATTTTACTGTAAATTTACCACAATCTTTATATAAAAAGAATAAGTTCCCCAAGATCGATCTATTGATTATAGACGAAGCCCATGAATTTTACTCAGCAAATATGGTTAAAACTATTATTAAAAACCTAAAACCAAAGAAGATGCTACTGTTGACAGGAACCCCCTCGGTGTTCATAAAAAAAGGATACCCAATAACAATAATTCCTGCAGAAAAACTTATTAATGAAAATTATATAAATAATGTTTATTTTGGATTAGCATCTACCAGTGAGGATTTAAAAAATACAAGCTATAATAAAGATGGGGATGTCAAACGAAACATAAGATTTAAACAAACTAACAACACTCTGGATAGTTTAATGGAGTCTATACATGCCAGACTAAATGAAACTATGTATAAAGACAAACCACTACTACAGATGAATTTACCTAGGATATTTAAAAAACTACATAAAACAATGATTGCCTGTAACAACATTAGACAAGCAGAAGAAGTTGGGTTATATTTTAGTAAAAAAGGTATAAATAATGTAGTTAGTCATAATGATAATGATATAAATAGCGATAATATACAAGAGTTTCTATCTGATGACCTTGTTAAAGTGTTAGTGGTTGTAAATAGAGGAATTCTTGGATTCGATATGCCAGAACTTGTTAATATAGTAGACTTAACTTGTTCTAGGAATATAGACAGGATATATCAATTATATGCTAGAGTAATGAGAAAGCATGATAAGTTTAATATGAAGTACTTTTTTAAAGTTATTCCAGAAAAGCAATCTGATTTATATAAATTTTATATGTCAGCTTCACTATGTTTATTGAGAAAAGATTTCATTGAAAAGTACAATGGAAAAAATATAAACGGGATGGAGCTCTGCGTTTTAAAAAAGAGAAAGTCTAAATCTAACACTAAAGACAGTAAGGTTAAATCAACTAAGACTGAGAAATATATTCCTATAGATGAGTTATTTCAAGGAGAGGTTGAATCTAGCAAATTACTTATAGATATTTATAATAAACAAAATAAGAAATATAATGAATACTCATATACAACTATAGGAAAGTTAAAAGAAGTTAATTTTGGAATAAAAAGATCTATAACAAATGTACCAGAGTCCGTGGTAAAATGGCTAGTACAGGCTTCTGTGGATGATGTAATGCCAAAGCATTTAGAGGAGAGTATGTATGAGTAAAACACAATACAACAGTTCACAGTTAGAATTAATCATGGAACAGCTTAAAAAAGAAGTGATCTATATCCAAAAAAGACGCGAAAATAACCAACCGTTGAAAATAGATAAAGAGGTTAGTGATTTTTCAAAAAATATTGATATAGTAAGTAATTTAGAAAATCAAATAAAGTCACTGAACGAATGGTTTTATAGTAATGACTAGGGCTGAGTTAGAAAAAAACTACTTCAATATTTATAATAGGTTGAGAAGGGTTAATAAATTGTATTTAGATGAATTATTCCCATACTCATTATTATGGGACAAAAAAAGATGCATTGACGAAGCTAAAAAATATAAAACAAAAACAGACTTTTATAAAGGAGCCCGTTCTGCATATAACGCAGCAAAGAAATTGGGTATTTTTGATAACTGCTGTCAGCATATGAATAGTGCGCAAAAATCCCATGGATACTGGTCTTTAGATAGATGCAAAGGTGAATCATCAAAGTATAAAACTAGAGGAAGTTGGTATAGTAGCGGATGTGTTGGGTATAGTGTTGCTATTAAAAATAAATGGATTGATACCTGCTGTAAACACATGAAAAAATCACAATCAGCAAAAAAAACAGTATTAAATGTAGATACTGGTGAGGTCTTTAAATCTGTTACAGCAGCTAAGATAGCTTATGGATCAAACGTAACTTCGGCGCTAAGAAAAAGACAAAAAACAGCAGGCGGCTACCGCTGGGCTTATTGTGATGAAAACGGAAACATACTAAAGGAGAAAAAGTGAGTTTATTAGAAATTACATTAATAGGAGTTATAGGTCTTTTATGCTTAGTAAAAGTCGGTATATACGTTAATAAACTAATCAAGATGATTAGATTTAATAACTTAACTGCAATTTCGGCAAACGCGGGAGTTACTGACTTGATATATTATGTAAATAAAGAAAATAAAGATATAAATTATAGAGTAGATAACCTTATCGATGATATTAGAGAAATCAAAAATGAAGGTAAGGTCGATGATACTACCAAAATATAACGACATTATAAAACATGAGAGATTTACTGACGTTGCTATACAGATATCAAAACCAGTATATGTTACAGATTCGGGAAAGCTAAAGATCAGAGGTAACTGGCTTAATACTGGTAATCCATCTTTTGTCATAGGCTCGATGAGGAATATGGTCGGAAAGTCAACATTGATAATACTTCCTGATGAGATTGAGAAATGGAGCATATGTTTAGATCCAGATGCTACGCATTTGAAAGGAACTAAGTGGGGGAGTTTGAAATGAAGGTTGAATTGATAGCAATGACAAAAGTTGTAAATGAGAAATTACTTAAAGAACTAAAAAGTAATTCTCCAGCAGAATTAATAATGTATTGCGCTAGGGTATCTAATCCAAACGACCAGACATCCGGTAATACTAAATTATTAGAGTATTGCGCAAAACACAACCACTGGTCAGTATTTCAAATGAGTAATATGGTAGTTGAGATTGAAACAAGTAGAGCAATAGCACAACAAATACTCAGACATTCTAGTTTTGATTTTCAAGAATTTTGTATGTCCGGAGATACTGAAGTTTATTTTGACTTACCTAACGCAATTAAAAAAGGTAAAAGAAGTTTAAGTAGAATGAAACTTAAAGATTTATATAGAAAATGGTCAGAAGGAGCCCTTCCTATAAAACACAGATACAGCGGTAAGATGCAAAAAATGGAGATGAAAAGCCGGATACGTAGTATGTTTGTTAGGGTATATGACGAAAAAACAAAGAAATTATCTCATGCCCACATAAAAGAGGTATTTAAAACTGGCGTAAAAGATTTATTTGAAGTAGAATTAGAAAATGGAAAAAAGATTAAATGCACTAAAGAACATAAAGTACTCACTCAGTCTGGGTTCAAATCATTAGAAGATGAATTTGGATTACAGTTAATTAATAATATTGCAGTAATAGAAAAAAATGGATTTATAGGATGTAATGGAATTCCTCTACACCAAAGTTATACTTTTCTTAAAGAACAAAAGGAAATTCACTTAAAAACCGGAAATGGAGTTCAGGGGATTGCTGACGTATGTAACGTGTCCTATCATACAATAAGAAAGTGGCTTAAAATTCATAAACTACAATTCTCTAAACAAGAAACAGCAGACATGACAACTATAAACGGCGGGGTTTGGAATAAAGGAAAGTCTGGATACTCTTGGGGAAATCACAGTAAAGAAACCAGAGAAATAATGTCCAAAAAAGCAAGAAAAGGAAAAGACTCTAATTTTTGGAAGGGTGGAGTAACTAAAGAAAGGCAAAAAATACAAGCAGACATAAATAAGTATAGAATTGACATAATTAAAGATTATGGAGGTAAATGTGGGTTATGTGATAAAAAACTAAAAGGACAAACAGACTTACATCACATTATCCCAGTTAGCGATGATATGTCATTATCTAGAGAATATTCTAATTTAATGCCAACTCATAGAAGATGCCACATGAAGCACCACAGTAAAGCTGGGGATTTGAAAAGGTGGAAAGAAGGTTCGAAAGGAAATACACTAACAGTTAATTGGGCTAAGATTAAAAAAGTTAAGTATTTAGGAAAAGAGATGACATACGATTTAGAAATAGATCACCCAAGTCATAATTACGTCGCAGACGGAGTTATAGTACATAATTCACAAAGATATAAAGAGATATCAGCGCTTGATGACTCTTTTGAGATATATGGAGCACGGAGTCAAGATAAGAATAACAGACAAAATAGTATAGATAATATGTCAGATGACGATCGTTTATGGTTTGAGGCAGCTCAGTTGGACATACAACAAGAATCTGTGGATAAGTATGAAGAGGCGCTATCTAGAGGGGTCGCCAAAGAACAAGCCAGATTCCTGCTACCATTGAACGTTAAAACAAAACTATATATGAATGGGTCAATCAGATCTTGGATACACTATCTAATGGTTAGATGTAGACCAGAAACCCAGCTAGAACATAGAGAAATTGCTAATGAGATAAGGTGTATATTAATAAAAGAGTTTCCAGAACTAAAAGAAACTTTAGATTTTACTTGACAAATTCGGATATTCTGCTAAAATATTATTAAACAAAGGAGATTAGTATGAAATATAGAATAGGGGATTTAGTTAAATATAAATTTAATATGGGCGATGGAGATATTGGGTTAGGTTTCGGATTAATAAGAGAAATAAGTGAAGTGGAAACTATTAACGGAACAGTTAAAACTTATAGTACATCATCAGATAGATGTATACTTAGGAAAGATATAATTGGTAAGTTTGAAGAAGTCAAGGAGTAGTTATGAACTTAAAATGGATAATTAACGGAATGAAGAACGCCAATCCAGATGAGGCTATTGCTTTTCACCTAAAAGCTTTGCCTATATTTATTATAGTTTGTCTGGCTTTTTACTTAACAGGTTGTGGTAGCAATCAAGTACAAGGCACAACGATAGTTGAAGTACCTAAGATTATAGAGACCACTATAACAGAAGATACGATACAAGGTACATATTTCTTTGTAGAAGAGTCTAGTGGAGAGATTAGCGGAGCATTAGGCATTACTGTTGATTTTCTTGGCAGGATTGATGTTGAAGAAGTTGAGCAGTTTAGATCTACTAATTTTAATAGTACTTTCGGACTTCACCCAAGGATTTCATTTTCAAATATAACACAAAGAGATGATGATACTGTAATATATGCAGGAGATGTTACTTATACTGCAGCTCATGATTTAGAGTCAGACGGGTCGACTACGAACTTATCGGCAGGAAGGCACTATACTGTATATACTTTATCATTTGATGAAAACGATGCGCTTGTATTGACAATACAGATACACTCAGGCAGTACAATATCTTCCGGTGGTATAAATAGTATTATAATAGAACGAGAATTTAAGGAGTTATAATGGAAATCAAAGTAAAGAAACTAAATAAAGAGGCTAAGTTACCTTTTAAAGCAACAGACGGATCAGCCGGGTTTGATTTATTTGCTGTCACAGAAAAAGTAAGAATGGAATTAACTGGCCCAGTTGTTGAGTATGATACCGGATTAAGTTTCGAAGTACCTAAAGGTCATGTAGGGTTATTATTTCCTAGATCTAGCGTAACAACTAAGACCACATTAATGTTGGGTTGCTCTATAGGTGTTTTAGATAGCGATTTTCGCGGGTCTGTAAAATTCCAATTTAGACAAGTAAATCCTGCAGCAAGAAAGATCTATAATGTTGGAGACAGGATTGGTCAAATAGTTGTGTTACCTATACCTACTCTAAACTTTGTCGAAGTTGATGAATTAAGTGACACTATCAGAGGGGAGTCTGGTTTCGGAAGCACTGGAGAATGAGATCATTTATCTCTACAGTAATTTTAACTGCATCAGAAATCCATACAGTAGACCTAATTCTTATTGTTATATTGATAATTATAGGAGTAGCCGCACATCTAGATAAAAGGAAATACTGACTTGAGCAAAACTAAGAATAAAGAACATAAGCCAGATGAGCATTTAAAAGGTTTAATTAAAAAACTTAGGAGCGAGAATAAACAATTAAGGCAGAGGTTGAAGCAAATTGAGAATAAGTCACACTTCTACGAACATATAGCAGATGAAGTTGTAGAAGATATAACAGTTGGTGACGCCTGTACTTTCTGTGGAAAAGGGAATTTACAGACGATAGACCTCAAGTTTTTGTCTCTAATTAAATGTGATATTTGTGATTTTAGTGAAAGAGTTAAAAAATGACAACAAAGAGAAAACCTAATAGAAAATCCTGGATTACATCTCAATTAAGGAGACTATCCCTCAGATGGCCTCCTAGAGGCAAGGCGCTTAAAGAAGGTAGAAGAGAACTCCCTAGAAAGATAAAGAAAGACGGAACTCCTTTTAAGAAGCCCAATTTTGAATATCAATGCAACGCTTGTAAAGAGTGGTTTAAAAGTTCAGACATACAGCTCGATCACATCGAACCTATCGTAGACCCAAAGGCTGATACTGTGTTATCTGAAGAAGAGTTTATTGGTAAATTCGCTATAGGATTATTATGTTATGAAGAAGGGTACCAGCGGCTCTGCGAACCCTGCCACGATACCAAAACCAGGAATGAAAATAATATAAGATTTAGTGTAAAAAAACTTGACACTAGTGACTAAATAATATACAATATAAGAAATACGTCTAAATAGGAGACCTAATGAAAAGTATTAATGATATAAATGAGGCAGGAGATGACCTAGCTTTAGTTCCAGCAGCTGAGCTTAGGGATATGACTATAACCGAAGAAGAGATGTATACTAGGGATAAGTCTAGTTTATTACAATCGTTGATGTCCACTATGGTATCTAAGGCAAACAATAACGGAGTATTTGGGTACAGCGCTAGCGTAAATCCAAAGATAGACCGGAAGTTACTATCAGAAATTAAAGATCAGTTTTCAGAATTAGGGTATAGTGTTGAAGTAGAAGAAGTTAAAACCCCAACTCTAGGAGAACAGGTTGTCCTTCATATTTCATGGGAGAAAAAGTAATGTATTTAGTTGACCCTAAAAATGATTTAAAATCAGTTTCTCTGACGTTCTTAGTTGTATCTTATATATTACTAGTTATAGCATCTGTATTACAAGCAGGAGAGTTAATCAAATCTGTTGGTTATTTACCTGAGTTATTTTATGCATGTTCTGCTTTATATTTTGGACGAAGAGTTAAAGTTGGATCAAAAACCTTTTCATCAGAGCCGGAGAAATCATGAGAGTAATAATAACATTAATATTATTTATGGCAGCGACTATAACCCAAGCAGCATTCAACCCAAAGACCAACGCAGACTTTTATGACACATCAGTTCGTGTATATAATTTGGAAATGAATAGCGGCGGAACCGGGTCAATCTTTAGGTCATACAAAAACGCAAGTCATATCCTGACTAATAAGCATGTATGTGCTTTAATAAAGCCAGGTGGTTACGTTAACTATAAAAATAAAGATTACATCATCACTCACTATAAAGAATATAAGAGACATGACTTATGTCTGGTTCGTATAAACAAGGGACTAAAGATTAGCTTGAATATATCTCAAACTATATCTAAGGTATCTCAAACTGTATATGTTTCAGGACATCCTAACTTATTACCTCATATTGTAACTAAGGGACATATATCTGATAATATGGATATCCAAATAATTACAGGTAATAGACCTTGTAATAAAAAAGAGATCATAGAAGATCCAGCAAGATGTTCATTCTTTGGAGGAATGCCCATCATAGAAGTATCAGAAAGCACTGTTGTATCTAACTTAATTAAGCCAGGAAGTTCTGGTAGTGCTGTGTTTAATTCTGCAGGAGAGTTAGTTGGAGTTGTTTATGCTGGTAGCGGTAGAGGCTTTAGCCACGGATTCATTGTACCTCATATATATCTACTATACTTTGTTCAAAATGCACATAGACAATCTTGGGTTAGAGTTGGGTTAAAGTCTAAAACTAAAGGATCTAATAGTTCTATTTTTAATTATGAAAACTGTACTGGGATTATCACTAAACCAATTAAAACTATATGTGATAGCATTCAAGACAACTTAATCTGGAGAAAATAAATGGAGTATTTAATAGGATTATTAGTAGCAGCGTTAGGTGGAGTTTTTTACTATAAGAAGAAAGCCGGAGATGCTTCTGTAGCAGCTAAATTAGCTGAAACAAAGGGTAGAGATGCAGAGCTAAAGCAGCAAGCAAAAGAAGTAAAGCAGGCTATAAAAGACATAGATGACAGCTTAGCTAAGATAAAAGCTAAGCGGACTGCAGATAAAAAGAAGAATGATAATTTATCTTTAGTTGAACTTAGAGATAAGATAAGAAAGGGACAAAAATGAAATTAGTAAAAGGATTTGGTATAAATATTGGTATTGATGAAGATGTGGTAAAAAAACTAAACGTTCACTTGTCTGATCATTTTAAAAATAAGAAGTTAATTAAGTTGGATAATAAAAGAGACTTAGTTATCCAGAAGTTAAATGAATATAAATACGAGTATTACAACATGGTATTAAAGAAAGCTGAGTTAGAATCATTAATCAAGGATTTAGATAATGAAGCTGTGTGATATTAAATGTGGATCATATTATGAAACACGTGATGAGTTTATCTTTAGAGTTGAATCTATATACAAACAAGAAAACACTTCTAACGTATTATTTGAAATAGACGATTGGATATATGGTGACAACAAGAAACTTATGAATATTAGTAACGATAATAGATTAATTAAATTAACCTCATCAGAGCTTGAAGATGTATCAGAAGTAAGTGGTACTAGGTTTGACATTAGAGAGTATGAGGCAATGATTGACTTAGTAAAGACTGTCTCCTCCCGAGGCCCCCACTACAGACCCATGAAACGTAACGAAAAACGAACTACCTTATTCAATATTTTAATTAAATATCATAGGATGACACATGAAGAGTGTTAAACTTATTATTGGTATTTTATTCTTATTACCTCAATTTATTTTTGCTCAATGTCCTGAAGATATTCAATCAATTAAAAAAGGACAAGTTGCTAATTGTGAAGGTCTTCTATTTTCACCAGAAGCAAGTAAGAATGTAGCAAACACACAAGATGATGCTAAGCACTATAAAGAATTATCTGATCTACTGTATAAGCGCCAAGAACTAACTACAAAAGACATAACTATCCTGGATAAAAGATTACATCTATATATGGAGCAAAGTAATACTTTAGCAACACAGCTATATAAAAAAGAGCAAGACGGTAAGTGGCAGAAGTTTATATATTTTGGTTTAGGCGTATTAGCAACAGGATTTGCATTCTACGGGGTGTCTCATCTCAAATAACGACGACATTGAAAGATTAATGGAGATTGCTACATCTAGCACAGCCCCAATTAAACACGACGATCCTGAGGTTCTCCAGTTCATAGAAGAGTTGGGGATTACCAGTGGAACAGCTAAAGTTCCAACATATACGTTATATTACACTTATGTGTTATGGAGAGATAAGCGAAAGAAGTTAAGTAGATTATTATTTTTTAGAGAAACCGCTAAACATTTTGAGAGAGTCCAAGGAAAAGGGACTAACAATTACCTCCTAAACGCAGAGCCCTTTGATCTAACACCTGAAGGTTTTTTTGCAGCTAGAGCACAACTGAGACGAGAGCGATATGCAAAAGAAAAAAGGAAAAACAAAAAGAAGTAAGGAGAAATTCCCCTCCTTAAAGAGAAACTTAAACTCTAAGGTTAGACAGGAATACGTTGATTATGATTATATTGATGGATTCAACAACTACAGCACTGGCGAACAAGTAATGAGACCTTTAACTGACGAAGAGAAGCAATTCCTAGAAGACTTTAATAATGAGTATTATAACGCCTCTGTTGGAAAACAAGCAGATGAAGGTAAGAATAACCGATTCGTAAAGGGTTATGATGAAGATGGTTTAAGTGAAGTAAAGAAGTCTCAGGATGCAAACAATGCCCGTCAGAGAGACTTATACGGTAAGGTACGTAATAAGGTGGGTGCCACTAAATTACTCAACTACGAGGATTCTACGGCTATTATTGATGATCATTTTAAGAAGAGATTAAGTGCTAGTGAATATGAGGATGCTTTAATAGATTATTTAGATTCTACCGAAGAGTTTGAGGAGACCAGCAAGCCCCGTAATAAGAATGGTAAGAAATCCTAAAGCTTTAAGACCTCCGTGAACCATACTAATATGGCGTTTAATTGGCTCTAATTCAGACTTTATATTGCCTTTTTCGTTCTCAACTATTTCTTCTAGATGATGTGATCTTTTCATATGTTCTTTAAGATTCTGTTCCTGAACAATCAGGACTTTCTCGATATTATCCAAACGAACGTCATTTTCTTTGTCGTGCCTATCCATTTTATCGTGGATCTCTTTTAACTTGTTGTATAACTCTTTTTTATCCCAGAACATATTATTTCACCAATTTCATCATCCTTCTATATTGAGGGTTTTGTAAGATATGGAACATAGCAGCTCGTCTACCTTTAACATCTTTTTGTGACATATTATCAATAAGTGTTGATAGTTTATCACCTTCTTCTCCATACTCTTCTCTAATCGACTGTGCCTGCGCTGTTAACTCTTCAGGACTCGCTTTTTCTGCATGTTTAAAAGCCCTTTGGTGTGTTTTATAAGGAGCTTCTTTAGCGTCTATTTTATTTTGATCTACTTTAGACGCATCTTCTATTAACTTAACGTTAGCCGGTTCATTAAGAGTTTTCATAACTAACCCCTTAACTCCCCCAGGACTATCCATTGATTTTAACAACTTGCCTGATAAAACCATACCCTCTGAACCCATTTTAGCTAAATTACCAGCAACAGTTTTAATAAATTCTGGAGGTGCGCTCATTAGTTTATTAGCAGCTAAACCAGATACATTAGATCCTGCAGTAGCAACTGCTCTAGGAGTTCCTAGTAAAGTAAATGTAGATCCGCCTTTAATTATCTTTTCTGATAGATCTAAGCGACCAACGACATCAACCAATTCTTTTTCATACTTAGCAGCAATATTTGGTGATATTTGTCTTACATTTTCCACAACATCTGTTACAATCCTCCTAGCTTCATCTCCTGTGAGATTTTCACCCTCAAGCTTAGATAGTACTTTTGTTATCTTATCTTTAGTTTGTTCCGGTAAATTCTTTTCATTAACTTTCAACCTATCAAGTGTGTTTTTAATGAGACCATATTGTTTCTTTAATTCAGGCATACCTTCAGTAATATCACCTAACTTTTCACCAACACCTTTATATAACTCTCTAGCGGTTCCTGCAGGTTTAACCACTAGAGGAGACATACCAAATTGAGGTCTATATGCCTTAATAGCTAATTCAAAATCTCTAGCCTGTTCAGGAGTAACCATTACTTTTTTAGCTGTTTCTTTAGGTAATACAAGTCCTTCTGGTAAATCTTTTTTAGCAAAACCAGAGAACATGTCATTAACTTTAGTTCCCTTTAATTTATTTATTTCAGCTTCTATGCCGCTGGCATAAGAACCAGTCTCTATAGTTCCGTGCTTTTTAATAGACTTTAGTTGTTTCATAGCTTCAGATATTTCATCAGTTAAATCAACTTTAGCCCCAGATTCCGTAGCTCTTTGTATTTCTTTTTGCATACCGCCACCGACTTTATCCTGTAAACCTTTTATGTCTTCAAATAACTCTCCACCTTTTTTAGAAACCAAATCCGCAGCTTCTCTTCTACCGGCAGAAGTGGCTAAAACTTCCCCTTTTTTTCCACGCTTAAACGATTCTATCATATCTTCAATAATTGGAACAGATTTAATTTTAGATCCAACACCTTTTACTGCTTTTATTCCAGACGTAGCTAGGGGAATTAACGGCCCAGTAGCAGCTCCAATAGCAGCTCCCTCACCAGCACTCTCTAATCTATCTCCAACACCACCTTCACCCATACCAAATCCGGCAATAGCACCAGTACCGGCACCTATTCCACTAGTAACGGCAACTTTACCTGCAGTACCTAGACCTTTAGCGTATTTATATGCTTTGGCGAACTTACCAGGACCTGCCACACCTCCAGCAAGGGTTCCTCCCATATATGTTCCAGGATGTTCTTCTGATGCTTGCGTATTTCTTCCTCGCTCAGCTTCTAAACCTTCTCTATATGATTGTAGTAGTTTTTCTTTATCTAATGTCGGGTCCCATTCGTCTCCAGCAACGCTAATATCAGTAACTGGACCACCTACTCCTTCTAATCCAATAGCTCTACCAGCAGCTTCAAAACCCCCAGCAATCTCATCACCAAACCCAAAAGTAGCTCCTTGAGAAACTCCTTGTAACGCAGCCTGAGCTTGTCCCATTGACTCTTCTTGAGGACCACCTTCATTAAGATATGCATCTGGATCAAAATCATCTTCAGCTAAATATGCATCTGGATCGAATGTATCTGCCATATTATAAACCTTTATTATTTAATTTTTCTAAAATAGCTTTTGCTCTAGGGTCATCTTTATTTGATTCAGCCCACTTTTTAGCAGCTTTATCTTTAGCACTAAGTTCTACTTTCGGTACATCCTTCTCTATAGATTTCTTGTAGTTTTCGTCAAGAAGGTATCTAGCATCTTCTTTAGAGATACCCTCTCTCCTAGAATACAACTCGGCTTCAGTGTCAATTGATTTATTGATTTTTTCATGAGCAGCTTTTTTACTAATTTCTAATAATCTTTTTAAATTCTCATAAGAAGTTTCGGTAATCTGCCCACTAGACGCCTTTTTCAAAGTATCCAACAAACCACCAACTAAAGATGGATTTTGAACATAACGCTTAACATCATTCTCAGTTAAAACACCAACTTCTCCAGCAATAGCTTTAGCAACCTTAGGTCCAATCATGGCTAAAGATTGTCCACCAGTTTCATAAGCATCATCTAATAATCTATTAATGTTATCAACTTCATTAATTGTTTTAGATGCAGTTTTCCATGCATCAGTTTTACGAAGACTATCTACAGCACTTTTTGCATCATCTTGTTGTTTTTGGGTTATACTATGTTTCATTTTAACACCACGACGAGTCTCTCCAGTCTCTTTAATACCCAACGCTTTTTCTCTTAAAGTTAAAGATTGTTTTTGATATTCACTCATCCCACTCTTACCTGAATCCATAATTTTATCTAAATGTGTCAACTCTCTTAAAGTTATTGAAGGATGAATTACAATGGGATCAACTTTTGTTTTCTCAGCTTCAGCGTTTAATCTTTTTTGAAGATCGTCTTTTAAAATAACAGCTGCAGCATTTGGTTTTTTAGTAACAGGATCTACATAGTCGCTTGGGTGATCCATTATCTTCTCCCAGTTAATTTTCATACCGAGACGTTCACCTTCCATTTTAGCTTGTTTTAAAGACTCCTCTTTTTCTTGAGTAGTTAAACTAAATAAACTAGAGGCTCGCTCTTCTTTAGAATCAGCTAAATCCATACCCTGCTCTTTTTGTTCTTGACTCAAATCAAACGCTAAAGCATCTCTTTCATCTCTTGCCGAAGCTCTTTCTTCTTTTTTTGCCGCAGCTTGCGAGTTCATCATTGCTTTATATTTCTTCAGAGGATCGTTAGACCGCTCTTCTAAACTATCTGCCATACTCATATCAGCTTTATACCCTGTACCAGATACTAGAGCTTGGTTGAGTTGTTGAAATCCACGAAGTAAGTCTGCTTTTTTTCTTTGCTCGTCACGTTGAGCTAAAGCGTCTTCTAATAAAGGATTAGTTGGTTGTTCAAATGACTCATCTTCTTCAGGAACGTATTCCTGTCCTTCTATGGAATTTTGAAATTGATTTAATAGATCTTGATCGTCTTCATATGCCATTAAGATTCTCCATCTTTTTTCTTATCTTTTTTATTAAACGCTGAGACTATGTCAGCAATACCACCACCGATACCGGCGTATTGACCAGCAACTGCGTTATGTCCTGCCTGGGCAATCTTACCCCCAGCAGTCAACTGCTCAGCTTGTCCACCAGCCCTTTGAATATCGTTTTGAAACTGTTGTTGTATCAATTGTTTATTTCTAAGTTCATTTTGATTTCTATTTTGAATGTTCGCATCTGATGCTGCTTGACGTGCTGCTAGATTTGCTGCTTGAGCTTGATTTCTAGATGCTACATTTTGACCCATAACCCGCTGTCTATTAGCCGTATTGAATTGATTAATAGCGTCCTTAGCCTTTGCTATATTAGCCTGTTCACCAACATCCTGAGACCTTAGGTTACCTGCCATAGAGCTTTGTTGAGCTGTTGCTTGTAACGCTCTAGCTTGTGCATTTTGAATTGCTTTATTACTTGCAGAAGCCTCAGCATCTATTGATTGTTGTTCACCTTTAAGTTGCGCTGCTAGTTCCATCCCAGAACCAAGAACTCCACGTTGAGCCATTTCATTTAATATTGATTTTTGCCTAGCTCTTGCATTTTGATTAACATCTCTTTTAACGTCTCTCATTGCAGCTTTATCGCCTTCGGTGTAACCACCCTCTGCGACTTCAGACATAGTTTTTAATGCGTCCATTTGTTGTTGTACAACTTCAGGATCTGCAGATACTTGCTCCATTGCTGAGGGATCTAATCCCAGAGACTGTAGTGCTTCAGGATTATATTCTCCTATAACTCTAAGTTCTTCTAAGATTGCTTTCTGTTCTTCTATGCCGGGAGTTTCTACGTTTTGTAATAATTCTATAGCCCGTCTTTGAGCGTCCTCTGCAGACTCTCTACCTTTTTTAGCTTCACTTGCTCCGGCTAATCCACCGATTAAACTTGCAGCACCTGCTATAATTGTTGGCCACATATATTAACTCCCTATTTACCTTTAAATCCAACTGAAGGATCTATATATTCATCGGTTCCATAATATTCATCACCTTGAGCTTTACCGCCCAAAGTTCTTGCATAATTTTGTTGATTTAAGAAATCTTGAAATTGCTGATATACGTTATCTTCAACTCCTTGAGCATTCTGAGTTCTACCTCCACTTCTAGTAGAAGCTAGTTGATTAATTGCACTACGACCACCAGACACCATATCTAAAGCATTAGCTTCAGCCATAGACATCCCTCTACCGGAGTCATTTATATTTGCATACAAATTAGTATTTCCTGCAAGTTCATTAAATTGATCTTGTCTAGAAGATAATCTATTAGCTAAAGCAGAGTCTCCAGTTTGTGCCGAGTAAGCAGATCCTAAATCAGCAGCTTGTGTTATATTTTGACGAGAATCAGATCCCATCATTTTTGCTAAAGCGGCATATCTATCCACATCTCCCTGAGTTGCAACATCTTGTGCGGTTTTAGCCTCAGTACCTTGCACTGCTATATCACCAACCCCGTTAAGGTTTTCCATAACATCGAAAGATCTAGTTGGAGCTGTTACACCAAGTTGAGCTAATTGAGAACTAGTCAAACCCTGCTGTCCCATTTCTTTAGTTTTATAAGCATCTACTGCAGATCCTAACTGATCCCATTCTGTTTGTCTTTGTTGCTGTACTGGATCAACATAAGACCCCAGCATGTCCATGAAAGCTTCTTCATTTAATCCCGCTTGGGTGTTTAAGCCACTCATAATACCTTGTTCTTGAGAAGCTAAGCTAGCCACAGTACCAGCACCTTGTTGAGCAAGTCTTTGAGATTCTGTTGCAGATTTTAAGTCTTGTGAAATATCAGATCGTAACCCACCAAGTCCTTGTTGAGATAATAAAGCTTGATCTAGCCGTTGCTGCCCAGTTGAATACCCAGGTCTAGCCGCTCCACCAAATGTTTTTCTTAGTAAATTAAACCTACCGCCTTCAGAACCCAATGCTTCTTGAGCATCTTGAGCTGATTGTAAATACTCTCCAGACTCTTTAGCCGCCTGTTGTTGACGTAAAGCTAATAACCTCTCGTCTATCCCACGACCTGCTTGAATATTTTGATATTGATTAAATCCAGGATCTTGTGTGAATTTTTGTATTCCCAGATCTTGTTTACGATTTTCATAATCTTTAATAGTAGCGCCTTCGCCTAATTTAGCGCTACCTATGTTTTGTCCAATTTTATTTAAAGTTTCTTGGTATTTAGCACCCTCTTCTGTTACTTTTCTAGCCCCAGATATAGCACTTCCTAAATTCTTGTAATATTCTCCAGCTTCTCTCTCTTCTTTACCTATCTCTTTTTTAACGCCTTTACCAACTTGACCAGCAATTTGTTGACCAGCACCTTGATTAGCTTGAATGTATTTTTGAAGATTAGTAAATCTACCAGAACCTTGAGGTCGTTTATCAGGAGTTGCCATCCCACCAGGAGCCGCATTACCGACAGTTTGTAGAGGCCCAGGAGCAGATACTCCAGATCTATCAACAGCTTGATCATTCTCTTCTTGATTATCTTGTATACTAGCCATAATTACCTTTTATTTTAGAAGTATTCCCTCAGTTATATTTGTTAATTAAATAGTTAATATTGTTAGATCATATCTAGTTTCGGCCTGTAAGCCCCCGATATTAGTAATAGTCACTAAACTCGCATTCTGACTCCAAGAAATTACAGGTACTTGGGTCGGAAATGAGGTGTTATCTGACGTAATAACAGATCTAACAGTCAATATTCCTTGTATTTTATTTACTATACCAGACTTAAAACTGACAGTATTTAAAGGCTGACCAGTAGCTCCTGTAGTAAACGACAAAGTCTTAACTTCCTGAGCTAGGTTATCAAAGTCTACGTTTTTAGCTAATACACTTCTGACTTGCTCATGAAATGAGTTAATAATGAATGCAAGCTTTCCTATGAGTTTCTGATCATCTTTATCAAAATCCTCAACGGTTACTCTTTTTAAATCAGGCGTCTTACCGATAGCAGACCTCCATTATGTCCAGGCCTTTTCAGATATAGGTCTAAATGTGTATGTTATTCCGTATAATGCAAACTTCTCTCTAGCACTGTTGAATATAAACTCAGCTTTAATGAATCTACATCTTTGTTTTTGTCTAGGGATATATGTTCTTAATGGAACCCCACTAAAACCTCCGCCCCAATTATGTTCTCCCCAAATAAATAAACCCCAGTCACCCTTACCTGATTTAGTAAAATCTATAGTTTGAAATCCTGGACTTAAGTCTGATGCATATCCAACAGTAGCTCTAGAAAAGTTATTATTTTCAAATATAAAAGTACCCTCTCTAACGTGCTTAGATATAGACGGATCTCCTAATGGATCAGCAGAGTAAACTACATCACAATTAATACCTTTATATAAAGTAATAGGACCTTCTATAAATTGAGTTGAGTACTGCATAACAACATCTGTTACGTTATTTTCTTTACCTACAATTAAAACCTCTTCTTCACTAGATCCAGTAGATCCGTCGTAGTTTTGGTAAAATACACCAGCATCTAAATTTAACTTATTAATTACAGTATTAAAGGCTGCTTGGGTTTCTTCAAATGTAGAGACGTTAGCTGCCCAGTCACAAGTACCACCAACCGTAGTAGTAATATCTATTGAAAAGTTATTTGCATCCACTTTTGTTACAATATAATTACCGTCAATAACTGGAGTAGATGTACTATTACTTATTGTTATAAATCTGCCAGTTTCTAATAAATGACCAACTTCAGTTATTACTGTAGGAGTTCCTAACGTCACTGTAGACCCAACTGCGCTACCAGGAGTTATAGATGTTAAATAATCAGTATCTGATACACCAGGATCTAAGTCTAATGATTGAGCTAAAGAGTTCAACTGCTGTGTTAAATTAACTCCTGGAGTTGCTTGTAAGTTTCCTAAGAAATCGCCAAACCCTTGACTAGTAACTGTTATTACAAAACCATTACCTATACCATTTAATACCCCATCAAAAGCGTCTGTAGTATCTCCATTACGAGTTGTTACAGTTTCAACCAACGGTCCAGTATTAGATGTAATAAATTCTAAAGAGGTGGTACTTAGTGTATTTTTTGTAAATAAAGCAACGTCAGAAGTTGTTACTGCAGTGGTTACGTCCACTCTAACTTGAACAGCATCAGCTATATCATTAAATATTAAAGTATCTAGCTCAGTTAACGTTCCAATAGCATCATAAAATACAGCATATTTAGTGTTATCTGCTGCAGAGTATAATATATAATACTTACTATGTAAATCTAAGATAGATCCGGTATACGAAGTAAAATCATAACTAGTTTGTTCTGGAGCACCTGTGCCAGGATCTAAATCTAATCTAGACAATAATTGATTAAACTCGGATATAGTTAAATATTGAGTCTGAACTACAGCGTCACCAACATCTACGTTTGAAGACGAGGATAACTTTAAGGTTGTGTCTGCAATAGAATCTGTAGGGATTGATAAAGCGAAGTCTCTATCCGCATAATCAGTACGATCAAACAGCTTACGTTCTTGCTCTATAAAATTCTCATCATCAGGACCTAAGTATAGTTTATCATTTGATTGATTAACTATCCCACAAGTTTTAGCTATGGTAAATATAGTGAAACTATTTGTCACAGTACTATACCTTAAGCACTGTGTTGCAACAGTATCTGTCTCGGAACTTGGAAGCCATAAAAGATATGACCTATCTGTTTCATAAGACACTCCGAAGGAATTAAACTTAAAATCATATCCTGAACTACTAACTAGCTTAACGATATCATCAATATCCTTAGATATAATATTAACACCAGTATCTGATATAATTGCTATACCTTGGTTAGTTAGACAATATATTTGGTTATTTAAAACCACAGCAGTATCTGGGGCAATTATCTTAGTAGATTCATCAAATAAATCCACAGCATAAACACCGTTAGATCCAGTCAATCTATATATACCATCATCTTTTAATATGAATAAACTCTCTCTTAATGCTAATATTCTTTGTATCTCTTTATCTTCAGGACCAATGTCTATGAAATTTAATAAAGGAACAGCTTCTGGTTGTTGTAACTTAGCATAATAAACTCTATTAGGTTTAGTTTCTGTCTCTCCAGAAAAAGTCTGAGCACCAACGGAAGGTGGTAATGCTGGATTAAACACATCTCCTGTAGCGGCATTATTAGCTGTAATCGTAAATTGATTAATTCCAATATCTCTACTCTCAAAAAGTATAAGACCAGGAAGATCACTTGCTCCTGATATATAAAATGCATATACAGTTCCGCTTGAATTTCTATTAATTATATTAACTAAAGATCTAGCAGTCTCATCTATCTGTTGAGATGGGCTTGCAGCGGCTGAGAGTAATACTTTATTAGTAGAAGAATCTTCTCCAATACCTTGCTGAGTTACTGTTACAGTAAAGCTATTAGCTATACCAGCTATAGCACTATCTACAGCATCAGTGGTGTCTCCGTTATTAGTTGTAGTTAAAGTAACTAATGTACTTGCTGCAGTATATGCTACATCAAAGTCTGCAGCGGTATCTTGGTCTAATATTGCAGCGGCAGTAGCATCGGCAACTTGAGCTACAGTAGTAACCCCCCTACTAACATTAACCTTAAATCCAGTTCTTCCTACAACATCTGTATGAGTAACAATGTCGTTAGCTGGATCGCTATTTACTGGAGTAATTGCTGTGTAAGAAAATCCCTTTTGAAGGTCCTCAAGTGATATTAATCTAGATGAATCAATAGACTCTGAATCAACAGTTATTATCGTAGCTGGTGCTGTATGAGTAACATCAAAATCGCTATTAATATCATTCAATACTATAGCCTGTGCAGTTAAATCTGCTAATTCTTCTATCAATGTTGTATTTGGTGCATTTATAGATATAGTGCTTACATCAACTCTAATACCTATCATCCCTAATAAAGGAGTTCCAGACAATGTACCAGGATCTATTGTACCACCTTTATCAAACCAAACATAATAAGTAACACTAGTATCTGGAGTATAAAGAACAATAACCTTACCCTCTACATCATCAGCTATTACCCCAACGTAGTTAGTAAAATCTAAAGTCTGTGTTGTTTTTGTATCATCATACCATACATAATATTTACGCTTATCTCCTGCAGAATTAACTAAACAATACTTACCGTCTAGGTCTGCCGGAATAGCTCCAGAGTATGCACTATATTCTAATTCGGTGATTTCTTTTCCACCTTGAAATGTATATACTTGTGCAGGATTAATAGTGTCGTCAATAGTTATCGATGATGTTCCACTAACCAGTCCTTGAACTGTTAATAATCCTAAGTCTTTCCTTGCTCTTCCAATAGTATTTCCATAAAATAATGTACTTTGATACATTGTAATATCTTTAGCTTTTGGAGGAGGTTCGTTTGCTTGATCTATACCATCTCCAGAATTTGGATTAGTATATAAAAAAGTACCACCGCTTCTGAAATCCTCTGGCGCAATATCTTCTACAGATACAATGTCACCTGGAACTGAGGTTGTTACAAAGTCTTCGATAACTAATTGCATTTCATCACCAGGATCTATATCTTCTACAGTAAGACTTCCTACTGTAGTAAATACTGCAGTACGGTATACTTGATAAAAATATATACTAGTATCCACGTTATCTGGTATAACAAAGCTTAAATTAACATTAGCGTTTGCTTGAGTAAAGTTAGAAATAACTAATCTTGAACTTGGAGATCCTAATAATAAATTATCATTATTATCTTTATATCCCCATACGATTCTATATGCTACTTCGCTACTTGGAGGCAAATATCCGTCAGCATTACTAACTAAGTCACCAGTAACATCTAACGCCTTAGCTGCACCCGAATCTATTATAAAATCTGCTGCTGTAGTGAAGTCTGCTGCTGTTTTAGCTGATATCTTCTTTACGCCATCATCTGTAGTAAAGTATAGGTTCTTATTGGACTCAAATGCTCGTATACGACGACCATCTTCAATCTCACTGAATGTACCAGAGAATGCTTGAAAGTTACCGTCAGCGTTGTTTTCGTGAGAATTATCGTTATATAATAGAGTATTGTTATTGTGTACTAATACCCTGTCTTTGTATGAAATAAGTTGATTTGCTCTATCAGAACTTGTGCCAAAAGTGTTACCAAACTGTGAAAACCCACGTCTAGATTCTACTATATCGTCACGGTCGATGATCACATTGTCAGCAACAGTCATAGCTCCTTCAGGAACAGAACCTAGTTGGTTTGAGTCAGTGAACAGGCCACGCGCCTTCAAAAGAGTTTTTTGGCTCATTAGTTTCCTTTATCTTCGATTAAATCGTTTAGAAAATACAGCAGTTCTAACTAAACCATGTCTATTGACAACCTTTTGAGGGGCATCATCAATACGACTATCTATTAACATACCTGAAGCTTGTTGCATCTGCTTTACTTTAGTCAATGCATTTTGTAACGCCTGAGTATCGCCTAATGCCTCTAGAACTCTACATGCAACCATTTCTGCTAATAATGGATGTAATTCTGTAGGTATTTGAGCTATAGCAGCTTCACATGCAATAGATATATGGTCTCCGGCTTTTAATTCTTTAGGTATATCTGTTGTGTTAAATGTAACAGTTTTATTACCAGAATCAACGTTAGTTGGAGATAAGTCTTTATTTAATATAGAACTTGGAGAGTCAGCTTTATAAAAGTCATATGTAGAGCTTGTAGTAAATGCGGAAGGAACGTCATTTATAACTACCTTACTAGTACCGTCACCGTTATCGACAACACCTTGAATTACTCCTACGTTTTCTAATTTAACTAAACTAGAAGGTCTCATGTAATATACAAAAACCAATGATCCGTTTGTTTGTCCGCCAATAGGGGGAGTTAATACCACTTTATTACCTTTGACATAAAACTTTCTAATATTAGCTTCAGATCCTGAATTAGATTCTGCGAATCTCTCACCAACACCAATACGAGTTAATTCAACAAGATGATTTCCATCAAGTTTAAATTGAACATCACGTAACTTATTACCTAAAGCTCTATGTGGAATTTCATAATCACTACGATCAGCTTCAAGAGCCTTATCTTCTTCATATAAAAGATGGTCCTCGTGAACCGACATAATACCAGGAACAACTCCTAGCTGTAATTCTTCGTTAGCAAATTCAAGTAAATCTTCATCAGTAAAAGATTCTTGGCTTACAGGAATCATAGCTCTTCTTTTTATACTAGATATTAATTCATCACTAGTCATTGGCTTACTCATTAATAACCTTCCAATCATTTATTACTTTATTTTTATAATACATATTCCTGGCTCGCCTCTCACCGATAGATAAGAATCTAGAAAGTTCACATATACTTTTAAAGTCATGTACGACTTTACTTTTTATGTTGACAATAGATCCAGATTTACTGTTGTGAGATGGTTTTCTTTTATACTTAATAGTCGGATCATAGTTTTTCTCTAAAAGTATTTTATAATTGCCATATAAATACCCAGTTCTGACTGCATTTTTAGTCTGCGTATATTTAAAATTATTAATTTCGCAACACTCTGCTATGGAGTTGAACTTTTGAATATCGTCAGTTTCTATATTAATACACACAACAGGCTTTCCTACAGTCTTCCTACTCATTAACTTAGCTTTAAGTATTTGTTCTTCAGTTCTTTTAGTCCCTAGCGTGGATCTTAGACCCAGGGTACCTTCTCCACCTAAAGTTGAATTATAACCAACATTATAAGTGTTATATTTATCTATATAAAATATCTCTTTATCTAACATTTGTTTAAATGTCTCAGCTCTATCTATTATATCCCAAGATATAGAATCAAATCCATATTTTTGTATGGCATAATGAAATGCGCATTTAGGATTCTTACTTCTACTTTTATGTGATTTTTTACGTTCACTCAAAGTTCTACTAGTACATCCTATGTATATTTTATTTGATGGAGATTTAGCTAAGTAAATAATCATTACGATTTCTTTTTAAGAAGTTCTTTAGCTTTATCTAACCCTTTAGTAAGACCTTTTTTATCCTTAGCTGCTACAGTTACTTTTTGTAACTCACTAAAATCATCACCCATCATCTGAGATGCGATACCGTGAAGCTCTTGTAAAGCTGCCATTTTACCTTTAGATTTGTTGCTGTGGTCTTTCTTTTCTTTTTTCATATACTTTCCTCCGTTATATGAATTTAATTAATGTTGATATTAATAATCCCATCCCTAATACAATATTCAAGATAGATTGTTTGGCTACTTGAGAGTTCAGGATATGTTGTGTTGCTTTTATGTGAATCATTGCTTCTTTATTATCTTTTTGATTTAAAGAGCATAAATGTTCTATTACTTTAACCTCAGCTACTAAAGCTTCGATCTCACTGCTATCATTTTTATAAATAGTAACTTCTTTTACTATAGTCTCTTTGTGTTGTAATTCATTAATAGAATGTTCATTCTTTTTTAGTTTAGATTTAATAACATCTATTTCTCTTTTTAGTGGAGATAAATCTACGCTAGACTCTTTTATAATTTCAACAACCTCTTTTAATGGAGCAGATACCCCTTTTGAGGGTGATATAACCCCTTTTAAGGGTACTTCTAACTGTATTCCTTCACCAAATGTCATCTTAGCCATTACGATCTCCCAACTAAATGAACGTCTCCAACAACATCAATAGACATAACACGAACTCTACGAGCAACAACAATACTACCTGGATTCTCACCAGAGAAATTAACCCAATGATCTCCTGAATCTGATAAACTAACCTGAACGTTTATTGTCCCCGAACCGTCAATTCTGGCAGCAATTAATCTCATAGAAGAACAATCTAAAGGTGGTATAATCTCTGTACCATTATCTGAAACTTCGACACCTATAACGCTTGCGCTTAACTTAGCTGGATGAGATGTAACACTATCTCCGTCTAAATGATCAAGTTCCATGTTTATCTGTGTATCAGTAATTTTAACTTTCTTAGCTTTAGATACAGGATCATGTTCGTCTCTAGCTATTCTTATTGGGTCTTTTTTAATATCTTCAGCCATTGTATATCCTTTATACGCTTGTTACTAGTGCTCTACACTTCACTGTACCAGAAACAAATCCAGCTATATTTCCACTGGTATATTGTAATTGTCCAGAAGTGCTTACATTAAATAATACTTGAGAGTTATCTCCGTTACCTGTCTGAGTTATAACCCAATCGGCTCCACGTTGAACTATCATTAATTTTCCTGATTCAAATAAGTCTGCAGTAGCGTCAATTGCTACAGAGTATTGTATTTCAGCAGATCTAACACTTCCGTTAGCAAAAGCAACACCAGTTACGCTAGCTAAAGTTGTTTGGTTATTAGCCATACTAAAAGAAACTTGATCTAAATCTCCGAGAACATAAAAAACACTATCGTCTACATACTTCTTAGTTGCTACGTCTTGATCTGCGGTTGGATCAACTACGTTAGTAATTTTAGCAGCGGTAACTAAGTCAACAGATAAACCGTCTAATTTAATACTACCCCTAGTTCCAGTAGAAGAACCAGATCTAACAGTCACATCCCCAGAATTTCCAGTACCAAGTTGATTACCTGATTCAACAACAACATCTCCAGACTTACCAGAACCACCACTCACTATACCAGAAGTTAGGGTTGTATTTCCAGATGTGGCAGAGGTTGAGCTAGCACCCACTACCCCGGAACCAAATGTAGAAAAACCAGTTCCTCCAGTAGCTAATGCAGTTGAATCTCCACCAGACCTAACAGTCACACTACCAGATATTCCTGCAACAGAAGTAATAGAACCCGATTGGGCATTAAATACTCCACTGTTTCCTCCAGTAGAAGATCCAGTTTCAATTCTCAAGGAACCAGAGTCTCCGCTAACACCCTTTTGATCTCCAGATTGAATATAAACTGTACCAGTATTAGATGTGTCAGCAACATCAACAGTACCTGCAAGTAAATCTTTATCAGAACCAACACCCAAGTTAACTAAAGCAACGTCAGCAGTTCTTCCGCCAAGTATACCGTTATGAGCTGCGCCAGTAGATGTATCTACAATGCCCCCAGTTAAAACTGCTCCATCAGTTAATAATAATTCTTTACCTATTATCTTCGCCCAACCACTTGTTGCACTACCTATTTCTTCTGTAGAACCAGGAAGTAAGTTTTGATTAACTGCAGTAGGAGAAGTTAAATTACCTAAGTTTTGATTTGCTTTACCGTCTATTTGTGTTTGAATTGCACTTGTAACACCGTCTAGCGTTTGATACTCGGCGTTAGAAACACTACCGTCGGCTATCTTAGCGGCATCTATAGCTGCAGCAACTTTAATGTCCGCATCTTCTATATTTGTAATAGTATTAGAATCAGCATCAATAGTCTTGTTGGTTAAAGTCTGAGTAGCATCGTGACCAACTAATGTTGTATTCGCATCAGGAACATCAAATGTTCTTGTGGTTGCTGTTGTAAGTAAATCAGCTCTAAGTTGAAATTGCTTAGTGTTGTCACTGTTATCTTGAACTGTAAAGCTGTTATCTAGTACAGTAATTGCATTTGTGTTATCTAAAGTCTTATTTGTAAGTGTTTGAGTAAAGTCTTCTAATACGAAGTTATCATTACTTGCTGAATCGGGAATTGTAAATGTATTTTGGTTCCCGGTTTCACGATCTAAACTATCAGCACTAGATCCTGTAATTAGATTTGTTGAAGATTTTAAGTTCTTATTTGTAAGTGTTTGAGTTGAAGATGCGTCCACTATCTCAGCTTCGGCGCCAACGTCACCTATTTTAAATCTAGAAGCAAGTGTTGAATCATATCCTATTTGAACGTCAGTAGCATCAGACATTTCAACAGTTATTCCCGCATCAGCTAAATTAGCACTAGACTGTGTTCCGCCATTATTAATCGTAATATTAGCATCTGTAACTTCCATAGTTGTTGAATTAACAGAAGTTGTTGTACCATTAACAGTTAGATCTCCGGTAACTATAAGATTATCATCAAAGGTTTTATTACCAGCAAAACTCTGAGCAGTAGTAGATACAGCACCCGGGTTTGTACTATCGGCAGGATGTATGTTTATTCGGTAATCTACTTTACCAGAAGCAGTTACCGAGTCTATTGAAACTCCAGCAGCAGTTGCCGTAGCGTTAAATGCGCTTAATGTTAATCTAGTATTGTGCCATTCATCAGCAGCATTATCATATACAAATACAGTATCTTCATCTAATACAACTCTAGCAGCTCCGTCTGAATCTCCAGAAGGAAGAGACGCTCTAGTTGCTACTGGCGGAAGCCATGTAGTTGCAGTTGCTGCACTATCAAAATCAAAATTGGATGTAAATGGATTAAATCTTAAACCCATTATTAACTCCTAACAACGTCTATTAGTCTATTTGATGCGTCGTAAGAAAGTGTCAAAGTTGCCACGCTTACTGCATTTAATTTAAAAACTACAGTTTCTATCTCACCAACTCCATCTCCGGCGGCTACGTAAGTTAATTGTATTTGTTCATATTCATCAGGAACCAAGCTATTCATAACTATAGTTCCAGTACTAATCCCACCACCAGATAGATCTACCGATGATTTTCTTATTACTTGATTAGCATCTAATGTGCTTAGTCCGTTAGCATCTTTAGCCATTATCTCTTCCTCTCAGCAATGAAATAGTCAATTAGGCTTTTGTCCATTACTTTACCCGCCTGGCTGATATTTTGTATGCTACTTCTAGATTTGTGGTTGATGTATTCGCCGCTGCCTTTAGATACCAATTTTCAGTGCTTGTAACAATTATCCCGTTCCTAGATAGTGTCAATGTATCTCTATTGGTACTTGAACCCCTCTTTGTGGTTACTAAATATTCAATGCCCTCAGTCCCAGGGGATGTTGTTCCCGATACGTTATTTATACCCAGTTGAACTAAGCTTGTTGTTGTTGCTCCATTTGAATAATAGACTGCATGTGCTTGTATATCCCATTCACCTGGTGATAGAGATATTGTTGCAAGATCCCCGTATGTGCTTGCTGTAATGGGAAAAGAAATAAACCCCGAACTTGCCTCAACCAATTCAGTTTCACCATAAACACCGAATACTGAGAAGTCTGGGAGCTCTTCAATTGTAACGTATGTGAATTTGTCATCACCCGTATATAGTACCTGATTAGCTCCTGAGTTCTGGTTAATTCTTATGTCAATATAGTCACCTTTAACTAACTTAATAGTATCGCTACCACTTATTTGCATAAATGTAGACGTTGCACCAAACTGCGTCTCTCTGTCTAGGTTAGAATAAACTGCGCCATTTTTAAATAATATAAAAGTCGCCGACTCTGATTCAGTCCAAGCTGTACTACCCGCAAACAGCAAGGCAGATTTAACGCTATAGTATCCTGTTTTTGGTGCTGTAAATTTCCAACTTGCGCCAGTTGTAACCAAGCCTTGGTCGTCATATTCTTGACCATCAAAATCTATAATTGTAGTACTACCTGTAGAGATAACTTGTCCTGAGTCTGTTTTATATCTAGCTTTTGCTGTACTAAACAAAGCCTCAGTCGTTGAAACTAGGTTAGATGCTTTCAGACCTTCAATTGGAACCGAAACCGTGAATGAAATATCTGAACCATTTCCAATGGAATTTCCGTTAACAGGAGTTAACCCGGAGCTAGCGGTGTCACCGCGGCCCATGTTTAGAAAAGAATCGCCACTTGTCCCTAGAACATTTAAATCAATAGAAGTAGCATAACTTGTACCCATGCTACCTAGCATTTTTACAGAAGATGCTATAGACGAATCAATAGCTTTACCGTTAGGTAGTCCTATTTGAGCTTCGACACCCGTGTTTGTTCCTGAATTAAAATCAATTGAAAGCTCATAATTACTACCAACCCTTCTCCACCAACAATCGACACTTGAAATGCTACCGAAGCCTTGAGTCGTTGGCGTATAAGCTTCCCACTCTGTAATTATAGCACCAGGAGCAAATTGTTCTGGACCAACTTTTACATTATCTAAAATCATTCCATGAGCACTTGTATTTGTTGTAGCTATATGAAATATTAATCTATAATTTTTAGAACTAGTAGTATAAAACTCTCCTTGAAATTTTGTATGAGTACTACTATCGGCTGTAGCAATAACATCACCATCGTTGTCGTTACTAACTCTCCCAATGAGTGTTGTGTTATCGATATCATAAACAAACACAGCAATGTCTCCTGAAACAAACCCAGGATTTACTGTAGAATATTCAAAAGATACATTTAACTTCTTACCGTTATCATCTGCGTTATCTATTGTAAAATCAGTTGAAAAACCTTGGCCTTGTTTACTAGCACCATCTTTAATTAACTGTAAACTGCCTACTCCTCTAACTATAATACTAGCGTTAACAGTTCTACCTAAAGATATACCAGAAGCAGTCCCACCAGTCCCATCTACGGGGGTTGCCGAAGCTCCGTCGTTGTAAAGACTCCAGCCAGAAGTGTCATTTTCTATATCAGGATTAGATATATAGTTTATCCCACCCTGACCACCACCACCACCAAGATCTATTAGCGACGTTCCATCATCACCTTTATAAGTATTGGTAGTATCATCAAAATACACAGCACCTTTTTTTCTAGCCAATAAACCTAAGTTTGTTGAAGTATCGCTACTGACAACAGCTCTATTAGTCGCAGAAGCAGCTCCCGTTAAGTCAATATTAGATGTTGTTATTGTTTTATTAGTAACAGTCTGTGCATGGTCTTCTAACACTACGTCATCAGCAACAGTTGCATCAGGAATTGTAATTACACTTTGGTTGCCTGTGGCTCTAGTTATACTATCAGCACTTGCTCCAGTAATTGTATTAGTGCTAGACGCTAGATTCTTATTTGTAACAGTTTGAGTGCTACTTACATCCACAACTTCAACTTCAGATCCTAAAGCACCTAATTTAAACTTAGAAGCTAAAGCGTCTTCATAAATTATAGAACCATCTGTACCAGTTCTCTCTACAGTTAATCCTGCACCCTCAGAAGATCCATCAGTACCTGTTTTATTTACTGTTATATTTGTATCCGTAACATCAAGAGTTGCCGTGTTAAGCGTTGTAGTAGTCCCATTAACCGTCAGATCTCCAGGAATTGTAACGTTGTTTGTGTCATCAATTAGAACACCAGATCGTTCTACAGCATCACCAGCAGCATTAGATTTCATTACTGAGTTATCTACGCCTGCACCATAATCATCTATCTTAGCGTCTAGTTGAGTTTGCACATCACCAGTTAATCCGTTTAATCTAGACAGCTCAGTGTTATCTACATCTCCGTTACCGATCTTAGTAGCATCAATTGCCGCAGCAGCTTTTATATCAGCATCAACAATATTAGTTATTGTGTTATTATCAGAGTCAATAGATTTATTAGTAATTGTCTGTGTATCCGTATCTCCTACAAATTCCCCACCTGGAGCATCTTTAGCGTCCACTGTAACACCGAGACCATCTCTACTCAATACCTTATTGGCCTTAGCTAACTCAGTTTTTAAAGAAGTTAAAGCTAAATCCTGAATAGTATTAGTATCTCCGTCAATTGTTTTATTTGTAAGAGTGTCTGTAGTTGCTTTTCCGATTAAAGTGTCATCAGCATCAGGAAGATCTATACTTCGATCTACAGTCTGTTTTGCTTTTAATGTAGTACGAGTTCCGGTAGTAGAGGCCACATCAGCTTCGATAGCCACCTCTTTGGTTCTATCCGTATCGTTTTGTATCAAAAGACCTTTGATTATTGATAGTAAGTTAAGCATTAATTATCTCCCTCTTATTGAGCTAAGCTTTTAGCTCTAAAATGTATTACACCAGAATAATTTAAAGAATTTATATCATTTGATTTATATTGAACTTGTCCACCTGAAGTAAGATCAAAATCTACTCCAGAGTTACCAACAACATTACCGATAGCTATAGACCACCCAACGTTATTATCATAAATAAGGTGCATTTCACCAGTCTCAGCAAAACCAGACGGGTTTGCAGTAGAAATTCTATAAACTGAATATTGAACAACAGCAGATCTTACTGCTGCGTTATTGAAAACTAGGCCTATTATATCAGCAAGTGTTGCTTGATTATTCACAATATTGAACGAAGATTCTAATATATCATTAGGCCCAACAACGTCATTTAATACGCTAGTAACCTCTTCTGCCCATTTAGTTGCATCTGAGCCCCAGCCTGGTTCATCACCTTTAGTTGGATACGAAAACGGTTTGTTATTGACGATCAATGTTTTAGGCAAGATATACCCCTAGATTGTGAGTTAAGGCTTCACTTTATATTTGTTAAATTTACTCTTGACACGGTCTAAATCTGTGATATAATGCCTATATGGAACTTATTTTTATATTAATGGTAATTTTAATAATAGCTATATTCAGATCAACGTCTAATAGTGAGAGTAATAAACACTGTTACACGCTGAAAAAGAATCATAATTGGGTCAGAAGTGGAGAAGAACCGGATACTTACCTGGTTTGTTCTATATGTAAGATGTTACCTGGCGGAGAATCAGAGGAAGGGAATTAAATGTATAAATTTAGCAGGAAATCAAAGGCTAAGCTAGAAACATGTCACCCAGATCTACAGAGAGTGTTCAATGAGGCTATTAAGCACGTAGATTTTACTATACTAGAAGGTATACGGTCCTTAGAGCGTCAACAGGAGTTAGTTCGTTCTGGGGCTAGTAAGACGCTCAATTCTATGCATATAGAGAAACCTGATGGAACCTCGCATGCTGTAGACGCAATTGCTTATCCGATTCAGTGGGATAATTACAATAGAAATTATTTATTTGCTGGATTTATTAAAGGAATTGCCGCAGGAATGGGGATTAAGCTTAGGTTAGGAAGCGATTGGAATGGTGATTTCGATACTACAGATCAATCATTCCATGATTTGCCCCACTTCGAATTGGAGAAGAAATGAAATACCACGATCCATTACATATACCCAGTGCTGAGAGAGTTGTTTGGCATAAGGGAGTAGAGGCTTTAATATTAAATAAAGAGCTACTAGATCAACAGAATTGCTGGACTAATTTAGATAAAATCAAAGAGTTACATTCAGAAAGATTGCATTTATGTGATATGATGATGGAAAGTGACGATATAGACTTCCTGACATTATGTGACGCTTATTATACTTTAATTGAATTTGAATTACAAGAAGCTTGGGGATTTCCTTTAGATAAGAAATTTCATATGTTTTGGAGAAGAGTAAAATGCGAATGCGCTAAGCTAGATAACCAGGATGCATATCCTTTTGGGTATTATTCAATTAGCGGAGGATGTCCTTTACATGGCTCTTAAGATCCTAGCTTTTATATATAGACATACAGGATATTATAGTCCTTTAATTAAAGTGTATCAGTATGATGCGGTCATAGAATATATTAAAGAATGTAACTACGATATAAGCGAACTTGGTATTCACTTATTTATAGGATGTTGGCAGACAAATCATGGATTATATAAAACTCATAGGAGGTTTAAATGAATGTATCATTTAAAGAGATTGAAGATTGTATACATAAAGAACCTTGGGCCTATATTTGCTACTGCCACCACGCACAAGGTCCATTAACAAAAGAAGAAGTTGTGTATATGTATTATAAATATAAGGAGAACTATGATTCAAGATAATTGGGATAAGTACAACGATGTACAAAAGAAAATAACATCGCTAGCTGATTCTCTTGGAGTTACAGAAGTTCACTTAAGAAAAAATGCTAAGAATTTTGACCTGATTATTAGACTACAGGTACAGCACCTCTTGATAGATAAACTAACTATACTTGAAACAATACATAATAAAAAAATAAATAAAATATGTTCAAGTGAGGTGGTTTCTTTAGAGGAATATAAATGCAATATAATATAGATTACAAGGTATAGGAGATTTAAATGATAACAATGAAGATTGAGATACCAGTTGGATCTAATGTTAAGTATGAGATAGATAAAGTTACTGGAGAGTTGAGGGTTGACCGACTGTCAAAACTGACATATCCTGCAACATATGGGTACATAAAAGATACGTTAGCTGAAGATGGGGACCAATTAGATGTGTTCTTATTAGGAAGTGACGTGTATATTCCAGGATCTATAATAGATGTTGATATATTAGGGATGCTTGAAATGTCAGACAATGGGATTGTTGATAATAAAGTAATAGCTAAGGTTCATTGTGATAATTTAGGAGTAGCTCAAGATTACTTAGATAGGCATGTTAGGGTTATAAAGACTTTCTTGAGGAACTATAAAGAGAATACTATTGTAGGTAACTATGTAGATAAATCTGATACTGTTGAGTATTATGAAAAATGTAAGGAAGTTTATGAAAAGAAGTGATGCGTTGGAAATTATAGATACAGTATTATATGAACACGAGTTACCTCTACTACAAGGTATAGATAAAGAAATATTAGGTAGATTAGAACGAGCTGGGATGTTACCTCCTGCGGTTGATCCTAAGGTTTTTGGTTTAAAGCCAGAGCATGTGTGGGAACCTGAAGATGACTGAGTATAGATTAATTACAAATGGATTCAGGTATAGTATTCAATATTTAGGTAAGAAGTATATTTTCTTTAGAGAACCTAAGTGGTTAAATTATACATACTATCCCTATTATATGGGTCTTAATGAGCGGTTTTACGGGACTAAGTTGGAATGCGAAGATCATATAAAGAAATTACTAGATTATGAGTCAGAAAGAAATGCAAAGTGGAGTGTTGTGTGAAAATAGTTGAGTGTTATTTTGAAGATTGTGGCGAGCCTGTTGTGGGGACTAAAACTAATAGTAAAGGCGCAAAGTTCTATGTTTGTGATTATCATTACCAGATGCTATTAAATGTATTTACTCCGGATGATGTACAAGAAAAGACTTTCGAGAGAGTAGATGAAGAAACTGTTTAGTGTTTATATAATTGTTATACTACAGGCGTATTTGGCAGGTTACTGCTATTTAGAAAAAGAGTATACAGCTGCAGGAGTGTTGGTTTTATGTACTGTGGCGACGTTTCTGGTGGCTAAAATGATAAGAGGAGCAATGAAATGATTGATTGGTTCTATGGAAAAGCGGAACCAGAGCATCAGATGTGGTTTGGTATAAATGGATTTAGGTATGAGTCATCTCGGTGGAGTCCATCAAGAGAAGAGAAAGTTAAAGAGCGTGGTTGGTATTTATACTTGTTTGTTGCAGGATATCAATTGGTGTTATTTAGAGAGGTAGAAGTATGAGGTTTTGGATCAAGATTGCTTTAATAGTACATGCGTTGGGGTTTTAATATAAAAAGGGGATGTAGATGATTTTAGAAAAAGTAATAGCATTTATTAAATATATAGTATTTTTGTTTGTATTAGTGTTTTTTTGTGCTGGAATTGACTGTGTTTTTAATAATACAAAAAAGATAGATCATTGTAATAAAGTAAAGTATATAGATGAAAAGTGAACAACTACAACTTAAGTTAAGATTAATGAATATATATTATTAGTACTTTCCATTATTTTTATAAATCCATTTTTTTTGAGCATAGCTGGGCCACTCTTTGATCCATCGTAATCACTTCCCAATATTCCCGGAAGTTTGTGCTTCATTAACTTTTGTCTACTATACTTAACTCCATCTTTAATGTAATGATAACTTCTCTCAGTTTCTCCAATATAACTAAACCCCAAAGCTAAATACACCTTCCCTCCATTCTTATAACTAGACACAGCATAGGACAGTATACTATCTGGATTATATTCTTTTATAAAGGCCTTTAGTAACTTACTGGCCCCACCAACAACAACAATACTCCCTTTATAACATAACCTATACAACTCCCATTTAAACTCAACTCTCCTACCCCTAGGAACACCGAAGCTCATTAAACAAACCAACTCCTCTTCATAATACAATCCATAACAAACCGTTGTAGGTATACTTTTTTGTCTATGATATTTATCTAAGAATGATTTATGTTCAGACCATCCGACCTTACGTACCTTGCATTTTCTGGCATATATTTTAGATATAGAGTCAGCATAGCACCAGGAATATCCTTTATACTTCTTATTGTTTAATATAGATCTTCTTATACCGGTTTTATCAAAACCACCTACACTGGCGTCTACACCTGACTTAAAATACAACTTATCTCCATTATCATTTACGCCAATAAATGGTCTGGCGGTAGTTTTTCTATCTCTATAAGATTGCTTAAACTCTGATTTTGTTAAGGTTTTTATTGGATTCTTCTCCCTATACTGCCTAGTTTGGCTTATCTGACAACTCTTACAGATCCTCATTAACTTATCCCAAGTTTTATTATAAACATTAAATCCACTTAAAGGGAAAACTAAATTACACTTAGTGCATTTTTTACAAGAAATATCGTTAACTTCAATATGGTGATTTCTATTATACGCTATAATGGGTTCTTTTAAATTCTTGTAATACTCCTTTCTTGACTCTGATATCTTTAATTTAGTTTCTTCAGTATAAACAACTCTACTGTCTATAATATTTACCGTATTATATCCTTTAGGTGCTATACTATTGTTTTCCTTTATGTAGTATTCTTCCCTGGCAGCTATATTATCAAAAGGTATATTATCTTCAAGGACCGTCGTAGTGAATTCGTTCCAAGAATACTTCTTTAACGCTCTGTAGAATACTGTACAACTCTTGTATGAATTATAGGTCTTATCTGACTTTCTCCACCTTCTAGCTGTAGTTTGAATAGTTGAGCCTATATAGACTTTACCGTTAATCTTGTTTTCGTGTTTATATATTATCCCAGTTTTCATATTACCAGTATACTATACATGAGGTTGTATGTCAAGTAAAAGGTGGTATACAATTCATGGTGAGACATAAAAAAAAGGACCCCATTGCAGAGTCCTTTATATAATATCTTAACTGAGTAGTTAAGTATTTAAATTAATTAACTATTCCTTTTACAAGACAATTCTTGCCAGGAGCGTAGCACAAAAGCGCTTGATCGCTGTATGCTCTTAATTCATATCCTGCAGCATTTTCTAACTCACGGAAGAAAGTGTCACCTTGATCAGGACGGTTGAATGTGATATCACTAGAACCAATTCTTAACATTTCTTCTTCACAAAGAACATAAGAAAATCCTTCTTTAACATAAATGCTAGGAACGATTTCTACTTTACCATTTTGGCCGTAGAAAGTGATTTCTTGATGTCCAGCTTCTGAAACAGAAACACTGTAAGAACTATCATACTGACGTAGAGCAGTTTGCTCAGTTAAAAGGTCAGACCAAGTTCTAGGGTTAACGAAAACACATACGTTGCTATCAAGACCTTTTTCAACTGCACGAGCAATTGCATCTTGAACCTTAGCGAAAGAAAGAGGATTTCCAGCTAAATCGATTTCGTTACCTTTCCAAAGGTTATATTGAGAAGCATCTATGCCGAATAAAACTCCAGTATTAGTTAGTATCTTATGGATACCAGCAGCTTCTTTACCTTTAGCACCTTTATAATAGATGATGTCAGTGGCAACAGTACCAGCAGGCATCGCATCTACAGTGATTTCACGAGTATCCATGTCAATTCCTGAAATCTGAGCAGTACCACGTAAAGTAGTAGAAGTAGCATCATAGATGTCAATCTTCATAGCTTCAGAACCAGCGAATATTCCAGGTGCCCAATCAGCAGTAGTAACAACTAAAACGTTACCTACAGGAAGTGCATCTACAGATCCTATGCCAACACCACCATAAAACAAACCAACTTCAAGTCTTTTAGACATTGAACGAAGCATGTTTCTTACTAGGAACTTAGTAGCGTTTTCAAATGCTTTTGGCTCTCCACCAGCAGCTCTTGAAGCAGCAGCGATACCAAGACGAGATCTAAGCATCATTTGTGAACCTTGAACAGAAGCGTCACGGATTACACCGTTAACAGCGTCATCTAATGCGAAAGCATCGTCAGTTGGTCCAGCATAAGTAATACCGTGCTCTAGGCCTAATATTACAGGTTGGTGATATAAGCTACCTAAAGCTTTCTTTCTTCCAGAAAATGGAACTTTCTGCATGAACTTTGTTCCTTCTGGGATTAAATTTTCTAATTTATCTGCGTATATTTCTTTAAATAAACCATTTAGTGTGGTTATGGTATTTTCTCCAGCGATAATGTGCTCCTTGGTTATTATACGTTATTTACATATAATTGTTGATATTTATTGTTTATTATTTAATGATATGTGCCAAATAATTAATCAATATTACGGGTTTACCAAGAAGCTCCAAACGGCGTACTTCCGATTCCAACAAAATATAACATAATATATTGCTCTATCACTTTATATTTGTTAACTTATACACCATATTGGGCACATTATTTGCACCCAATACAATATTACCTAGAAATTACTCCAAAAATCCTTAGCCTTTTTAGCTGGAGTTGGCTCTTTGTCAGCTAAAGCTTTCTTATCTTCGGACTGACCTGTAGGTTTAATGTTAGTTGCCTCAGCGGTTGTCTTCTTAGCTCTCTTGATCCTGCGCTTACGAAGCTTAGTTGAAACATCATTTCCCAGGACCTTTTCTATGATATCCTCAGGCATAGCTTCAAACATCTGACGAATCTCGTCTTTAATTTGCTTCTCAACTATGGGTAATACATCAGTAACTGTAATGTCCTCATTACCTTGATCTAACCCAATCATTAGGTTTTCAGCAATCCTCTTAACCACATATGGGCTTTTAGGTAGATCTGAACTAGCTAAAGAATCTGTAATCTCAACATCTAACTGCCTAGAATACTCTTCTTGGGCTCTAGATTGCTCTAAACTAACCTTTTCATTCTGAAGCTCTTCTCTTGCTTTTCTCTCAACTTCGATCTCTTTTTGTAGCTTTTCAAGCTCTAATTGCTCAGGAGACTTCTTCATATCCTCAACACGCTTTTCTAAGTATGACTCAGCAAGCTTATCCATATCATGCCCAGCTGCCTTTAAAGCTTGAATTGGGTCTGATTGCATCAAATCAGCAAAACTCTTCATTTGCTTTTCCATGCCCGAAGCCTTTTGAAATCGCTCATCTGCAGCAAATCCCTTTTGTAAAAGTTCACGAATTGAGCTTTCATCACCTAAATCGATCTCTTTTTCAACGTCTTTACCGTTAATCTTAAAGGTCATTCTCTTTTTTAGTTCTTGGATTGCTTCTACTTTTTCCTCTTCAGACGCATCTTCATCTTCGAGTACTTCGGTTAATTCTTCTTCAGTAGCATCTTCAGCGTCTATTTCTCCGCTATCCTCACCTTCTACTTCTTCAGATTCAATAACTTCATCATGTGACGCGTCTATTGTACCTATTACTTCCTCAGCTGATGCTTCGGGGCTATCTTCTTGTATTGACATACATTTCTCCTTAATATCCCATATAGGGGTAATTAGTGCCTTATATTGGCAGTTGGTTAATTAGGCTCTCCACAATTGGAGCTACCTGGTTATATAAATCAACTACATAGTCTATAATTTGTTCTTGATATGGTTCGGACATAAAATATATGTTTCCGGCCATACTCAGGATTGTTACAATAATGTACATTTTATCTCTAACTTTGCGCTTAAACTTCAGCTTTCTCTTAGCTTTGATTCTTTGTTGTACATTTGTTAGGTTTTGTTTAGACATCAATCATCTCTTTAAGTAATTTAGCCGGGCTATGCATAGAACAGGCGCATCCTGACAATATAGCAACAAACTCTGTACAAAAATAAGAGTCTTTGTTATTCCAGGAATTAACCTCTGGCATTGGTTCTTTAAACATAATCAACTTTACGTATGATAGCGCAAAAAATGATATACCTTTCCAGTCATAACTCCGACCCCAAAGAGATGTTAACTCTTTAAACACGTCCATTGACTTTCTATAAGATCTATCACAAGGAATTTTAGCTATTTCATTGTTTATCTCTAACCACTTAGTATAAGGTATTATCCTAACACCAGTAGTAAATGTAGATTCTATTACCATATTTTCATTTAATAACACAGCAACATGGCTTGGGTTATCTATTAATCCAAGATTTTCATATTTAGCGGCCCAGGATATTAATCTAGATCCGCACTTTTTGTTGTTACTGAATAAGTATTCAACTTTCATTACACGACCTCATGTATGTCTAAATTCATAGACACTGTAATGGTCTCCGTTCCGTTATTTGTATACTCCACAGAAATATGTAGACCTAAAAATAAATCAGCATCATAAGTGTAGCTTTTTTTATACTCTCCATCAGGCATATTAACAGAAAATCCAAATTGATTTAATGGATATAATGGAATTGTAGTAAGTAGCCCGGTATCAGTATCTAATATCTTAAAATTAACAGTATCGCCCACTTTTGTACCCAGGATATGTGCTCCGGTTATTTTAGCGGCAGCATACGGTATTTCAAAAACTAAAGAACCCGTGGCACCGGCAGCAATAGTAACCGGAGTTACGCCATGTTCTCTACCAAATAACTTTTTACCATCAGGAAGTGTTTTTGATGCAAACGGTTGTTGCGATTCTACTATTGCTTTAATTGCTTTATCTTTAAGGAGTGCAACCCCATCGTGAGCTGCAATTAAGTTGTCTAATGTAGTTTCGTCACCAACGCTAAGTGAATCTTTAAAGTATATATTTAAAACATCAGAAGTTTCCCCAACTTCTCCAGAAGCAGTATAATCAAGAGCGATTAAGATCGACGAGCTTTGTATTTCTAATGCAAGCTTCCCATCATATACCCCATTTAATGTATCTGCCGTTATTGAGTACGTATATTTTGTCTGTGCCATTAAGCGACCCTCCATATAGATATTCTGGCATTTCTTATTCTTCCAGTACCGCCGAGATCGGTTTGTCCATATTGTATTTTTAAATTAACAGCACCTGCAGTTAGTGTAACTTCTTTCATTCCAGAAAACATAGACCATACTGTAGCATCTTCACCTTTGTGATGCATAGTTACCTCACCTTCACCTGATCCGCCGATCATCATTCTAGCTTCAACCATATCTTCTTTTGGACATGATATCTCAGCAGACCATTGGACTAAGTAATCACCAGCATCTAGAGATGTTGTAGTAAGATTAACCTTATCAACCCATCCGTTAGATGTGGTTGTAGATTTTCCGTCTGAGTCTAGATAATTATAATGTGTACCAAAAACAGATGCACTAGTTTCATCATCTTCATATTCTAAATTACCACTAGTTGAATTATACTTTAATATCTTACCATTAGCAATATCTGTATCATCTACGGTAATACCTTGTATTCTATCAGCATTCCATGTAGCATAATCTTCACCAAACTTTAAAAAATTGATCCCATCTGAGGTAGATAAGTCAGACGTTCCGTCATTCATAGTCAAAGTACCGGCGGTTAGTAATGAAGAAGTATCATCTGATGCGGCTAATATCCAATAATCAGTAGGTTCTATTGTAAATGTGCCACTTGCTGGAACTTCTATCCCAACGTCCGTAACGTCTACAATTGATGCTGTATTATTTTTAAGTATTTTATCCATTAATTATTACCTATTAACTGCAGATTAACACCAGGATTCTTTACTGTTCCGTTTGTTCTGACGGCAAGCTGCTTACCTTGAGTTAAGGTTATATTTACTGTAAACGTTGTAGATCTTGATGCGACTACACTATGCGTTGAGAGTAGTGTGAGGTTAATTTGATCTCCATCATGCTCGTATATTTTAACATCATATGTATTTAAATTCTCACATGTAGCAACAACGGTTATTAACTTTGGGTTAGATATAAAAACAGGAATTCCTGATCTGTTAGAAACAACACCACCGGCTATTTTAAGCCAAGTATTACCTGTATTGCTACCCGGTCTAGAAAAAGTAAACCCAGGGCTCGCCCCTGCGCCAATCTCTTCAATAGCGGTTTGAACTTTATCCGCAGTAAATCCGTTAGTTGAATTATCAAAAGGTGTTTCCTCTGCGGTCTGCTCAAATTCATCTCTACCAGACATTATGCCCTCTCTGCAATAGTTACGTTGATACTAGCACCTGTATCAGATACTATATAAAGTATTTGAGAACTAGATGCCTCATAACTTCTTATAGAATCCTTACCATGCTTAAACCCATCAGATAATACTGTAGCAGCGCTTGGTGTTGTTGACCCATCTCCGAAATATACTCTAATCTTCCCTGAAGGTTGTATAGTGACCACTTTTCTCTCATCTAAAACAGTGACGCCTACTTTTACTTCAGACACTACTGAATTTGACACAGGAATTACACCTTGAGATGATGGGCCATCTAATGCTTCTATCATTAGTTAGATCCCTTATCGTCGGCTTCAACCACTTTTACTACTTCTAATATATTATTTTTTATTTTAGGTAATATTACTTGTTGCATATTTGCTAATAACTTAAAATGAGTAACAGTATCTTCAGTCTTCCATCCGTTAAACTCTGCTTTGTTTGCAATAAAGTTTAAAAATTCTGTAACTTTTTTTAAATCATCTTCATTAAAATTGTTTTCGTTCATATTAACCTCAAAAAATAAAGGGGAGAAAAACTCCCCTATTTGATTAACTTAATTCTAGAGTTCTAATTGCGTGTCCACTTTTAGCAGAATCGTAATATACATCAACAGCGGCTCCAGCTCTCATTTCAATATAAGATCCAGGAGATATAGGAAAACCATTAGCAGCATCTACACCACTATGTCCAACATACATTTTTCTATTATCGTTATTATATACTAATAGGTATTTTCTACTAGCAAGATTTGCTGCAACAACTTTTTCAGCAGTTCCAGCAGCGGCTAAAGTATCAGCTGCAGATAAAATTGCAGTATCAGCTAAAGCTGCATCACTTGTGGCTAAAGTTCCGCTAGCAAGATTAACGTCAATCGCTCCACCAGTACTAGTAATAGCAGTTCCAGTTCCATCATGTAACCAAGAAGCTATAGCATCATCAGTTGCATTTAAATCGTCGATATCTAATTGAACAGCATCAACAGTAATTGAATTTCCACCGTCTTGAATATTAACAGCAGCAACTCCGGCAGCATTGTTGATTGTAACATCACCAATATCCACTCCATCGTTTGCACCAAGAGTACTTCCTGAGGCATCCACTTTATCGTCAGCGAAAGTAAGATCGTCAACGTCTAACTGAGTAGCAGTAACCGTAACACTTGATCCAGATACGTCTACCTTATCTGTAGCAAATACTAAATCTCTGATGTCTAAATCTGTAGCAGTTACAGCAATTGATGTATTTGATAAATGCACATCTAAAGCAATATCTCCGTTTTCTGAAGTACTGGTAAAAAAAGCAGTACCATCTCCTAGACGAACAGAATCGTCAACGTGGCTTAAATCCACTTCAACATTTACACCTTCTGCCATTCTAACATCTAATGCTTTCTTTCCACCTACGTCTGTATGCGTAAGTAACGTACCATCACTGGCCCGCAAAAATGCACCAACACTATCACTATCAGCTATTGTATTAGCATCCGTGGTGTCGAATATTAATTGATCTTTCATATTTTATTCTCCCTTTATTTTTGTTTAGAGTACCCAATCACTCATATTATATTTGTTAAATCCAATAATGTATTTCCAATGTATCGCCACCCTTAGTGCTGCTTACATAGATAGTAATAGCGGTAGTTGCTATTATATCGTTTATTTTCTTAGTATTTCCGGGTATTACTGTAAAATTCCTATTACCAGTAGAGTACCCAAAACTAATCGTACCTTTAAACCTAGACCTTATCTCAAACCACTTAGTCCCTATAGGAAGGACGTAGTTATACTCGGTTCCAGAAGTCACCATACTTACAGAATCTGTATCAGGAACTTGTCCAACAGAGTTGTTTATAACACTAACATCTAGTCCAGTTTTGGTCCCAATAGCTGTTGATGAAAATAACGTAGTTCCATCACCCAATCTAATTGAGTCCGTAGTATGATCAACAATAACCTCAATAGGACTACCACCGCCAGCGGCACCATCGACGATACAAACCCTTAAGCAGTTTTTATCTACATCGAAAACGCTACGCAGTACTTGAAATGCGTCATATCCTTTTAAGTTATTGGCCATTAGGGTCCTTTATTATTACTTGTTCTTATCGCCGTAATACGCTGACTTCATCATCTTTTTAGTTTTGTCCCAAAAGCCTTTCTTTTTCCATATGTTTTTTCGAACGACCTCATTACCTTCAGCCTTTTTTAATTCTTTTCTTTCTTTGGCAGTCAAGTCGTCATCGCTGTTATATTTAGCTCCGACCGCATCTTTAAACCCTTTAATCAAATCTCTCTTCCTGCTCATTATGACCCCTTATATTTATTATATTTTTTAACGTAATCGTGATCTTTGTAATTTCTTGCATCTATATCTTCTGGCTTTAAGTTATGTCCTTGAAACCACGAGTAAGCAGCTTTTTCCGGATCACCCTGTCTTGCTAAAACATACTTAGCTAAATGTCTAGCTATCTGTTGTTCTTTATTAGGATCGCTTTCTAAAGATGCTTTCATTTTATCTGGAGGTAAAGCGCTTAATCCTTGTAATTCAGGATTTACTTGACCGTCTCTTCTCATCATATTTAAAACTTCATTAACTGTATTCGGCATCAAACCATAAGTTCCTGCAGCACGATGTCCTTTATGCATTCCACTTTGTATTTCTTCGTGGTTAAAGTTTCTTCCACCACCGGATTCAATTTGGCCTATTGTATTTAAAAAGTTAGTTACGTTTTCATCGTCTTCTATTCTATTTTCTATAGACTGTTGCTCATCCATTTGTTGAGCCATTTTATAAGCTTCAAGTAATTTTGGATCTGGCATAATAAGTCCTATTGTAAAAAGTGCAGGTAAAAACATTATTCTGGTATTACGTCTGCCGCGTTAGTTGGAAGGTTCTCAAAGGGGGGTGGCGGAGTTGCTGGTTGAGGTAAAGTTGGATCAGGTTGTTCTCCAGGTTGTTGTAACATTTCTTCAGTCTGTCCCATAGCGCTTTGATTAACCATATCATCTGGTGATGGTTGATTCGCAGGAGAGCCTCCTGGAGGTGCTAGAGGCTGTTCGCCTATGTGCATCAGTATATCTGGGTCCACCTGTCTTAACGCGTCTATGTGCGCTTGTATGTGGTTTAAAACATTACTAACTAAAGTAGGGTCTTCTTTTAATGCTGGATCTGATAGTATGTCTCTATGTTCTTTGATATGTAGAGAATGAGGTTCTATGTCAATAACTTGAACCTCTCCTCCGGCTATCATCTTCTCATTTTCAGATTTAACTAACATTAACTGACGATCAATACTATCGGTCATAGTCTCAAGCTTACCGCTATTTATAACACTGATATATTGCTCTGGGGTTTTTATTAAATTCATCTGTAGCATCTGCTCTGCCATCTGAACTCGTCCAGCTGTCGTCTTAGCAAGAGGATTACCTACGTCAACTATTACTCTATTAACTTCAGATAAATCATCACCATTAAATTCTTTCATGTATGTTCTATTTGCTTCACCAACGATAGATGCAACTCTAGGTGCTGAGGCAAAATCTTTAAGTAACATAATTAAACCAGTACCAACATCTTCAATTAACTTAACATAAGAATGCTGTAATCCTGATATAAATTGCAAAGACATACTTTGAACCAAGGCCAAAGCATTTCCAGATTCTAATGAAGCTTCTGGGTTTCCTCTAGATACAGAGTTAACACCAGATACAGTTTCCATGGTCTTTTCTAATATAGATATAAAGTTAAAAACTTCAGGAGGAGTTGCTGTCAAATTCAAAGGTTCAGGTTTACCTGCTTGAGTGTTATACTCTATAACGTTTAATCCACCAGCGAGCTGCCCAGGGCTAATGTCTGCACCTCTAGGAATAAGTACATTTTGTACTGCAAACGCATTGTGGTTTGTTAACACAGCACTATATAAACTATTTACAGCATCTTGAATGGGAAGTAAATCGAATGTGTCAGTATACCCATAAGGAGTACCTAATATGTCTCCCGGAGATACTCTGTATAAAGGTAATTTTCTATATGGATTAATTGTGTCTAATAAAACTGCATCAGATTCAACAAACAACAAATAACGACCATCAGGCATTGATTCAGTTTGTCTGTGGTAAAACTCATATATAGCAATATCGTCTGATTCATCATAAAATACACCATTAAAGTCATATCGTTCTTTTTCGTCTTTAGTTTCTTGATTTAATATCTCATCTCTCATTTCAGGATATTTAGCGGCTAAGTCAAATCTGTTTTTAAACGACCTTATAAGAACCCAATCTTGTTTCTGATTATCTTCTTTAGTGCTATCAAATACAACATCAAATGGAGATACTGTACTAAATACGACATCACCTTCATATACAGGATACCCAGACTCTAGTTCAACTGGATTCCCATCCTCGTCTAACTCGTCTTCTTCCATTGGAGATCCGTCTTCGTCAAACATCTGTTCTTCGATCTCTTCCCCAGACTCTTCATCTATTGATGATTGAAACGACTGTTTTCTCTTATTTACTGGCTCAATATAGTCATGAACTTCACCTGCTGTAGAGTTCCACTCCATCTTAACAAAACCAGAACCAAATACAATTGCATGCTCTATTGCTGTAGATAAGTAGTCTTCTAGGCGTTTTTCTCTCATATAATAGTCTAATAGGCCATTTGCTAGCTTAGTTTGAACTAATGACTTATAATCAGTATTAGTCGCTCTAGCCTGCATTGCTGGTCTATTTGAAGTTACCATAGTAAGCATGTGACGACATATGTTACGATAATGATTTACAGGTAAATTAACCAATTCGCCCTGTTCTCCAGAAAACGTTAATCTGTGACCAGATCCAACATCTGTGTAATATGCACCATGGTATGCTGACCATGCTTCTTTTAATTTATCTAAGTATCCGTTGACGTCAAGTGTATGAAACCATTTATTAGCTTTTTGAAGCACAATCCTGGCAGTATCTTCGCCATCTTTAGCTGCGAAGTATTCTCTATCTTTAGACGTCATTTATCCACCTTTGGGTAAATTGGAGGTTCACTTTATATTTGTTAATTTTTCAAGGATTTGCGTACTTTAAAGATATCTGAAAGGAAATCGTATTTTTTGTCTTCAGTCTCTCTAGAATATGCGTTATCTGGTGATAAAGCACCATAATGTGCTGGATATGGGTTCTTAGAGAAGATTATATTACGAATAAGGTATATAACAGCGTCTAGAGCGTCAAAGTGACCTCCATCAGCGCTTCTAGCAAATTGCTTATAATTACCAGTACTTGTACTACTATTAGCTCTTTTTGCCCATTTACCGTTCTTTAAGTGATATATCAGTGTCTTACACCTGGGGTGTATTATAACCTCTCTATTAAGCACTTTTAATCTAACATTATTGATTGCTGCTTCTTTATTATCCTTCTTTGTTGGAAGGAAGTTTAAACCATGGCCCATTTGTAGATCATTTAGTAATATAATGTTATTATTATCTGCAAACATCAAATAAGGCAGCTTTTCTCCGTATAATCCAGTTAATTTCTCTTTTATACCTGTAGCAAGCTCTTTACTGTTCTGTTTACGCCTTAAAACGTACTCATCCTCAATAACTACAGTATTTTTGGTAAAATCAAAGTAAGCAAATAGAGCTACTGTAAAATCCTTACCACCTATATCCATTGCAACATATACATCGAAGTACTTAGGTCTTTCATACTCACCATTAACTATGTCTTTTTCTGCAGCTACGTCAAATTCAGGAATTACAGTTGTTTCACTGTCTCTTATTATCTCACATAGGTACTCAGCCCTAAATCTAGGGTGATCTCGTCCACCTGGGTACCTTTTAATGATCCTTTGTATCTCTTCAGCGGTTAGTCTAACATTATCATCAATAGTATACTTAAATAACCTATTTTCAAGGTCGGCAGGTTCAACAAATAAGGTAATAAAGGGGTGTTCTGGGTCTTTTGGGTCTGGGGTGGATGATAATATACCAGTTCCACCGGTCATAGTTGTTGTTGGTATTAAAACCGAGTAAACAACCTCCTCTAAATCATTACAGAATCCTGCCTCATCAACAATCCATAGATCACATGTACCACCACGAACGTTGTCGTAGTTTTGGTTATCTGATCCAGCAGCTTGAATCTCACTTCCGTTCTTAAATCTCCAAACTTTCTCGCCTTCTTTCCATTCTGGCATCAAATCTGGAGGACAGTCCTTTAATATGACTTTCATATTCTTATTTAGAATGTTCTTGACCATCTTTAATTTAGGGGTTACGAATTTAACTACGGCGTCTGGCCTTTTTAAGCAAGATTCTATTGCTAGTATTGATAGAAGGTAGGATTTGCCGTTCTGCCTACTAATTAACATAGTAGTTATATCATCAGTATCGTCATAGAATTGACGGTAGATCTTTTTTTGTAAATCATCAAGCTTCCACTCAAGGATGCCTTTATTCCACAGTATCTTTACTGCTTGTTTTCGACTTACCTCGTCGTTTTGATTTCTTTTCAGAGTCGCCATTAACACTTCCAGCTATTTGTAAAAGATCCGCTTCGGTTAAACCGTCGGGTACTTTAGTATAGTCAGCATTTACTGTACTTTTATCGTCAAGTAAACGCTTATTTTTAATATGCAAGTCCAACGCTCTGGTTTCTTCTAAAGTTAATAGTCGAATGTTAGATATTGCTTCGATGTTTTGAATCTGTACTTCCAGAATTCTTTGCTCTGGAGTTAATGCTAGATTAAGTATTAAATTTCTATCTACGTTCTGTAGTTTATCCACTTCTTTAAGCAATATAGTAACTGTATCTTTCAGCCCTTCATTTTCTTGCTTAAGTTCTAGATTTAAAGTCTGTAATTCACCTTTTGTGGACATTAGAAGTATCTTTTTTCTTTAACTTGATCTGTAGCCTTAATGAAGTTCATTTTACTAAGAGCGCTTTTAACTTCTAATAAGTCTTTAGCAACTTCTTTATCTAAATTATAAGGTTGAAATCTTTTTAAATATTGAGTGTATCCATATAATGAAGCCAGTACCAATACTATGATGCTATCTGCAAACGATGGAGTTAGTATTATCATCTTACCAACAAAAACAAGAAAAACTATAAGAGAGTAATTCAGAGATATATCTTTCAATTTTTTAAGCATATAATGTCCTTTTCATATAAAATTGAATCTTTATTGGCGTAATAACCTTGTTGCTTTCGCGTGTTCCCGTTTGGGCCATGTCTCTTGCCGTTAGTATTCACTTTATATTTGTTAAATCGATCCTTGACTTTATATATTTAATGTATTATTATGGAATGTATGAAATACTTATTATTTACATTATTTTTTACAAATATAGCTTATTCTAAACAGTTAAGAGTCGCAGTGATAGATACTGGGATACAAAAAGCATACACTAAGCAAGCTAATCTATGCAAATCAGGACATAAGTCTTTTGCTAAAGATAAGAGTGTAGTTGATACGCATGGACATGGTACAAATATTGCAGGATTGATAAAAAATAAGGCTGGTAAATCTAAATACTGTATAATAGTAATACGATTTTATTCTAACGGTGCCGGAGACCTTTCAAAAGCGTTTATAAGATCTTTAGAATATGCTTATATATTGAAGCCGGATATACTTAATTTAAGTGGTGGTGGGCTCTTCTCCGATAAAAGAGAACGTCTAATTATAAAGAGAATCTTAGACAAAGGTATTATAGTCAACGCCGCAGCGGGTAATGAGAGTTTAAATCTAGACAATAACTGCCTTTACTATCCTGCGTGTTACGATAAAAGAATAAATGTAATAGGGGCTAAGAATGTACCTCAATCCAATTATGGAAAGATTGTTGATTATACTATAAATGGTAAGGATCGAAAAGCCTTTGGGATAACACTTTCCGGAACAAGTCAATCTACTGCAATTTTCACAGGATTGATGATTAAGGCGTTTGGTATGTATGGGGTTTATTAACTGCTTACTGTTAACTCTATATGTTAACACGAGACAACCTAGTAGCGTTAACGCAGCATTTAATGCTACAGCTAAAGCTAGTTATATTCAAACCGGCCTTGATAAAAAAGTAAAAGTATTAGAAAAAAAGTATGTACCTAAAGTGATAAGGAAGAATATAGGATGGATGACTTTGATAATAAAGGTTACGAACGAGAAGAAGATAAGTTACGAGTGGACGTTTTAGAAGCGATGGAGCGATATAGAATTATGGCTCATGTATTTTTTAGGAGATTAGATAAGGATGAAAAAATTGACGCACTTACAGAGGTTGCAGAGTTTATTAGAGAAAATAGTTGATAAGTTTGATGACATGGTCAGACCGGTTAAGGTAATTCCTCATAAATTCTCTAGATCGTTAGCATTTGCTAAAATAGGATATAATAGCCATGACTTTGATGATTATTACTTAGTTGAGCTTGAAGTTTTTAAACTTAAAAGGATGTTATATTTATTTGAAAACCACGGACACCATTGTCCTACTTGTGATACATATATACCTAAAATGAAATCAATTAAATTGGCTATAAAGTTGGGAGAGAAGTGGTTAAATTCTGATTATTTCCGCTTCTGGGATTTACATAATAAGAAATACGGAGATACTGAGATTGGTTGGGAATCTATACCAAACTCAACAAACAGTTTAATGATTACATTAAAAGATGGTAAAAAGTACGAGAGGTCAGAAGAAGAGAGAAAATCTCTTATAGATTCTCACAGGAAAGATGAACGAGAGAAAGAAAAGCATAGACAATTATTCTATAAAATAATAGCTAAATATGGGAGATACTATTGGGACTAAAACACTTGGTAATTATAATTTTTATTGCTTATATATTTGCAACACAACAAATGATGAGCGGTTACATTGATATGAATAACAGTTTATCTGATTCATTGGCAAAGTTAATGAATGTTTGCTCTAATGCAAATAGTAGTGATTTAAATAATAGATATAAAGACTTGACAGATTAATATATATTAGATATACTTAGTTATGGAAAAAGGTCAATATTGGAAGAAAAAAGGAAAGCAGACTGTTATTAAAATAGCTGATGTATTTTTTGTTAATCAATTAAATATGAAAGTTGATGTTAATTTTTTATATAAAACGTCACTTAATGAATATATGGTAATAAATAAATCACCAATTATCTTAGAGTTATCAATGAATGACTTTAATAACTGGGAAAAAATAGAAAACATAAAGGAGTTTACTCATGAATAAAAGAGGATCATTACTAAAAAGATTAGTAGAAGGGGTGTTTGTTGGTTTTGGCATCGGATTAGGTCTTGTTGTATCTGTAGTTATTATACATTTAATACAGACGGCGGTTTAAGGTGAGCAAAAAAGAAGACGAGAAGAATCCAGAAGATTATATTCTTGATATACAAAAAGCTTGCGCAGAGCTTGGGTGGGATATTTGTATAGAAAATAAAGACGCAGTTCAAGGGTTGGTCATAGGCACTGATAACTACGTAACTTCAGTTGTTAGTCAATTAGACGATGGCGATGATTATGAAATATGGAGCTATCCTTCAGAAGATAACTCTAACTTACATTAAAGGAATATTATGGAATTTTTAACATTTGTTGGATATTTTATGGCATCTATGGTTATATACCAGTTAATAAGTTTTGGTGGATTTTATGGATATAAGTATTTTACACAAAAAAGACTTGAGAGTAAAATAAAGTCTGGTGAAATTAAAATGATTACTATGGATGACATAGTTAGTGAGTTAGGTAAAACACAAAATAAAGAAGAAGACGGAGATGGGACATGGCATTAAAATCAAGTAATTTTTATAAGTTTATATTCGACGGTGGGCAGGAATATACGGTAACGCATGAATCTGAAGAGATTAAATCTGTAATTAGTGCAGTTAGTGATGGGTTATTAAACTTAGATTATATTAAACTTCAGTATCAAGAGAGTGAACCTCTTTATGTTAAGAAAAATAGATTGTTCTCGATTCAGAAGTTATCACCAAAAACAATAGGAACTCAAACTAGAGTGTGGAGACTAACATGAAAGTATACATATTATTAGATAGCGAAAGTAACGTGGTTGCTGTTTATGACGACAAAGATCTAGCAGCTAAAATGCTACCAGTTATAGAAGAAAAGATTAACGATAAAATAGTATTACAGGTTTTTAAAATGAATCAGGATATTAAGTTAATAGGCTTATGAAATTAATATTAACAATATCTTTACTACTATTAACAGCATGTTCCGGTTTCGAACGTACGGGATATATAGATCCTGAGTTTATACCATACGTAGAGTTGTTTGAAGAATATAAAGGTAATAGTATAGGTAATATGGATATAGTTTTTGAAATCCACAAAAGACCTAAGGTTGGTGTTTGTCACTATGCTGTTGAAATGCGCACAATCGGCATAGATCCTACATATTGGAAATCTGCCTCACCTGCTCGTAAAGAGAATTTGATATTTCACGAGTTAGGTCACTGTGATCTTAACTTAAACCACACCGAGGAATACGGGATAATGTTCTTTTCTTTACTAGGTACTGATTTTTATAAAGAATATAGGGAAGATTTAATAGAAGACTTATTCGGGAGGTAAAATGGAAAAAGAATTAATGATATTAGTAGGGCCTATAGGTTCTGGTAAAACAACTTTTTCTAAAACACTTGAGAACGACACGTCTATTCGTATATCGCAAGATGAGATGGGTAGGAAAGCTTATCTAGAGCATTTTAAAGCAGCTATCCGTAATGAAGTTCCAAGGATATTAATTGATCGTCAAAACTTCAATAAAGAGCAACGTGAAAGATTTATAAAACCAGCTAGAGAAGCTGGGTACTGTGTGACCGTATTTGAACTAAAAACAAATACTGCTACATGTATAGAAAGAGTTGTTACTAGAGTTGGTCATCCGACTGTTGTAAGCGGAGATGTTGAGTTAGCTCAAGAGATAGTAAATAGGTATTTGATTAACTACGAAGCACCTACAGCAGATGAATATGATAATTTAAATATAGTGGAGGAATTATGAGCGAATATGTTCCAAATAGATGGGAATTAATCCAGTTTAAAGGTAAAGAAACTAACTATAAAATACTAGGATCTTGGTCTGGCGGGTATGTTGATGGGGATAGTTGGAGATTATCATCCGGAGTAAAAAGCATAGAAGATGGTGGTGATTTTTATCTAGTAAAAAACCACTCAGGATCATTATACAGGTGCAGAAAAACTAGTAGAGGTATGAACATAGTAAGTGCTGGGGTATTTGATTCAATTTTAGATGAAGCGAAATTAGTGGATGGTTTAGAAGTATCTATAATAGATATAAAAGATTATTTAAAGGGGGGTATTAATGGATTATGAATCAATAAAGTTTGAATATATACAACACTTTCACAAAGAAGAGGGGTGTGGTCATGATATAAAGATACCAAACTCTGATGTATTTATTATTTTAGAAGAGTTTCCATATCTAGAGATATATGATAAAGAGTATTCTGACAAACTAGGATCTGGTTACTTTTATGTTAGGAAGGTTGGAGAAATGACAGCAGAGCACTCTATGACTTATTATAAAGATATGTATAATTTAATTAGATTAGATTATGATGCGTTATATCAACGAGTACAAGACATAACGTTGGAATTTTAATGACAACTGTATCACTATCAATAGAAGAGTTTGATAAGATGAGAGAAGATCATATTGCTTTTAATAAAATAAAACATCTATGCAAACATCTTATAATAAAAGAAACAGATAAGATGCGACCAGAAGAGAGAGTGTTTGCTGGAGAAGGTGGGCAAGAGTATCTTGGTTTAAACCACAGGCAGATGGAATTACTATTATTAAAGATAAGGAAGTTGGTGTAATATGTTTAAAAAATATAATTCAATTGAAAATTCATATCAACAGAAGTTTATTTTAAGAATGTTAGAACAATACCCTGAACTAAAGGATGCTAAGTATTCTATTAGGGAAAAATTAGATGGGTCTAACTTACAATTATATTTTGAGACTAACAAACAAATGAGAGTCGGTAAAAGAACTTCCTTTTTAGAAGAAGGTGATAAGTTCTTTGATGTATGGAGTACTCTTAAAAAATACGAACCTCAGGTAATAAAACTACAACAATACGTTGATAATTACGGATGTCACTGTACCGTTAGGGTATTTGCCGAGTTATACGGTAGTGGAGTACAAAAAAGAATAAATTACGGAGAAGAAAAGAGTATATCTTTTTTTGATATAGAAATTAATGATAAGATGTTATCTCAGAAACAATTTGAACAAATTATGGCAGATTTACAAATTGATAATATAGCGCCTTTATTAAAGTATGTTGGCAGTTTAAAAGAAGCACTAGAATATAGTCCTGACTTTAATAGTAAAGTACTTGGGGTAGAAAATAACCCATCTGAAGGCATAGTTATTAAACCTTATGAAAGAGAATACTACAGTAAAGTAGGATCTAGATTCTTATTAAAGAAAAAGGCTGATGCATTTTCTGAAAAAATGAAAGTAAAGCCTGGGAAGAAGCGTACTGACGAAGTCACTAAAATAGTTAACGCTAAAATTGAGTTCCAGTCTTATATAAATGACAATCGAGTTAAGAGTACTTTCTCTAAGCATGGAGAGATAGAATCTCCGGACCAACTTGGAAAGTATATTCAATTAGTGTTGGCCGATGCTAAGGGTGATTTCTTAAAAGAATATAATATTTCTGATTTAGATGATAAGGAGCTTAAGAAAATATACGGCTCTGGCGGAAAACACATAGTAGCATTACTTAAAGGGTATTTATGAAACGCTGGTTTACTTCAGACATTCACCTAGGACACAGGAACGTTATAGAGTATTGTGCTCGCCCCTACGCTAACGTTCATGAAATGGATAAAGCAATAATTGAACAATGGAATTCGCAAGTAAATCCTGAAGATGAAGTATATTTTCTAGGGGACTTTGGTATTAATAAAAGAAAAGCTTTAGATAAAGAATTAGTTAATAGTTTGAACGGCGTCAAATATATAACATTAGGTAATCATGATTCTGGCTTCGTTCGTTGGCATAATAAAAAAAATATAGAAAGTATAGTCAATGGTTATATAAAATCGGGATGGGATGGTTGTGGGATTGAAGACCATCTATTACTGAAGAATGGGGTTGAAGTTATTATGACACACTTGCCTCCAGATAATAGTAGAGATACTCGTTACTCTAAATTTAAACTAGAAAACGATCCTAATAAAATATATTTAAGTGGACATCTTCATGGAATGTATCGCAAGAAAGATAATATGATTGATGTTGCGTTTGATGGGGAGCTTAAGTTATTATCTGAAGATGATATAGTTAATTTAATAGAAGATGAGAGGTCGTTTATTCCAACAAGATTAACAGAGCATTATAAAGAAGAGAATCTATTCCTGAAACCATTTGAAGATGAAGTTAAGAAGAAGAATTTACGTAAAGTTGTTAAAGGAGATCTTGTACTTTATAACTATACAGATAAATGTACGTTTGATAGAGCTTGGAATGAAGTTACAATACATTCTCGTGGGCTAATCTTAAATAGAACTACAGGAGCTTTTGTTGCTGTCCCTTTTGAAAAGTTTTGGAATATAAATGAAATGCCAGTTACTCAATTAGAGAACCTTCCAGATGAACCATATACAGTTACAGACAAGTGCGACGGTTCGTTAGGTATAATCCACCATCATAACAACAAATGGAACGTAGCAACTCGTGGGGCATTTTCTAGCCCACAAGCAGTAAAGGCTGAGGAGATATTAAAGAAATACGATATGAGTAAAGTATACACAAAATTAACCTTACTTGTTGAGATCATATATCCTGAAAATAAAATTGTTGCTAATTACGGAGATGATGAGAAGTTAGTTTTACTTTCGATGGTAGATAGAGAGTCACAGCAAGAGCAAACTAGAATCCAGTGTGGTATGATATCAAAATGTACTGGAATTGAATTAGTTAAAGAGTATAACCATACAATAGAAGAAATGATTGAACTAAAGAAGACCATACCTAAAGATGAAGAGGGTTTCGTTGTTAGATTTGAGTCAGGATTGCGTGTTAAGATAAAAGGTGACGAGTATTGTAGAATTCATAAAATGATATCGCGCATGAGTCCCTTATCTTTCTGGGAATCTATGGATGATGGTAATGTTAACATCGATTATCTACAGGAATTGCCTGAAGAGTTTCGTGACGAGGCTGAGGAGATAACAGATAAGCTAGAATCTCAGTATAAAGACTTGCTTATAGAAACATCGGAAGCGTTTAATGAAATTAAGGTAAAACTTGGACTATGTATATCAGAAAGTCTAACTGAAGATAAAAAGAAGCTTGGGTTGTATATAAAGAAACATCAACCAAAGCATGCTACCATATTCTGGGCATATTATTTAATGAGACCTGATAATATTGATAAATATATAAAAAGGATTATTAGACCAAAGGGGAATGAGTATATTTAATACTTGTATATTGAATAAAAATATGTTATAATTAACAAAACACAAAAAAAAGGATTAAAATGGGATTTAAAGATTACGTAAAAGTACACGATAAATATGTGGTACAGCTAGACAGTGATAGACAACCTAAACTACCTGCAGGACATTACCAGCTACATTATATACAAGAAGCTGATCAATTGTTATTTGAGAGAATTAGCTTTAATTCTGATGAGATCCTAGAACTTCCGTCAAAAGAGTTTCAATTAGTAGCAGGACAGATAGACACATTCCTGGGCGATGATAGCCGCAAGTTATTTAATGATTATAATTTTGTATATAAAAGATCGGTGTTAATGCATGGAGTCCCAGGTACAGGAAAAACCATTCTGGCAAACAGGATTGCTAATAAAGTTGTTGCTGGAGGTGGTGTTGTTTTATTCAACCCGAACCCTCAAATATTAACTAAAGCTTTTAAAGTGTTTGATGATATTCAACCTGATACTAAAATAGTAGTTATATTTGAAGAGTTGGATCAGTTACTTAAAAATTATGAAGGTGAGTTATTACATATTTTAGATGGGGAAGTACAGAAAGATAATATTGTATATATAGCAACTACGAATTATATATCTAAAGTCCCTGCTAGAATAATGAGACCTGGTAGATTTTCATCTATAGTTCAGATCCAATACCCAGATGCTAAGTGTAGAGAGTACTACCTTGATAAAAAGATAGGACATATTGATTCAAAAGAAGAGATTAAATCTATAGTTAAAAAAACTGATGGGTTTTCTATTGACGAATTAAAAGAAGTTGTACTATCTAATAAGTGCTTACAAGTTCCTCTTGATGACGTTATTGGTAGAATAAATGAAACTAAGGAACTATGTAAGAACGACTCAACCTTTAATGAGTATGAAGATAGGTATGAAGACGGTCCTTTTCGTAGTGATAAGTATAGACTTAGAGATTTAATGTATGAAATGAGAGACGCTCAAGAATATCAAGCAACGAATAACATAATGGGGAACAAATGATAAAAGTAAATATAGATATTAATCAATTAAAGAATGAATTAACTATGATACACAATGAGCTATTTGCATCAATAAACGGAACAGATAATCAACGAAGAGACGCTGTTAATCTTGTAGTAGAAAAGATACGTACTTTAAAAAACCAAATAGATAATATTGAGGTTATAGTAAAATAATTTTAACAGGAGATTTGAACGATTAAATATTATAAAGACAGACTGAAATTGTTATTTTTTGATTTGATTTGTTTATTAATTTTTACTTTATTAATTATTGCACCGTTTTTTACGGGTTCTTAACAAAGGGGTTGATATGCAATTAATATGCCAAAGTAATTTTAACAGTAGAGAGGATTTATGGAAAACGAAGAAATAAGAAAGATTAATTATCACGGTTGTCCTTCTTGCGGTGAAGAATTTTCTTATGGTGACAGTGTTCAGCATTTTAATGATAAATATTCAGAAGAAAATAAAAGACTAAGACGGTTGAGAACCAGAGACCGTATTATGGCAATTGGTGTTTACATTATCTTATTTACATTATACGTGACCAAGTCTTAATAAAGGAATATATGGAAATAGTTTTAAATTTTTTAGAAAATAATTGGATATGGTTTCTTGCATTTTTCGTTTTATTTATAGCTGTAAATATTTCAGCATTTAGTTTTAATGTAGAACTATATTTTATAACTATGTTTTTGAGCTGGGCCATATTTTTTATATGGTTAGGTTCGTTATTTTAACATTAGGAGAATAGGTGGAAAGTGATAATTTTGAACCCATTGTAATATTTTTATTACTTTTTATATTGCTGCAACTTACTTTCATGAGATGTGGCGTTTAATTAACACAGAAAGCAGGTATTAAATGGAGACTAAAATAGTTAAAAGTACGGCTGGTGAGTATGCCATAAAGACAAAAAGATGGTGGCGGCCTTGGTATGCATTTTATCAAGAGCTTGTTTGTGCGGAATGTTTTAGCGTTATAATATTTAAAACTTTTGATGAAGCTAAAGAATATGAAAAGAAAATATTAGAAGATCGTGTCTACATTACTTGGTCCGATGCGTGAACTTAACAGGAGAGGTCATGGAACCTAAAAAAATTACAGCATCACTACACGTTTCAATGAACTTTAACTGTCCATATTGTGATGAGTATTTAGATTTATTTGATATTAGGCACATGAATGATGATGGTGAATTATGGAAGTTAATGAGTGCAGAATATAGGTATGACAAAAATCCATGGGAAAACATAAGCTCGGATGGCGAAGAATTTGAATGTCCAAAGTGTAAAAAAGAGCTTTTGTTGGACAAGCTAGAGTATTGAATGAACTTAACAAAAACGGTCAGAGAAAGGAATAAATTACATGCCTTATATTAAACGAGACAGGAGAGATGTGATAAACGCCCAAGATATGAAGATATTAAGTTACGATGACATAGACAGTGCCGGAGAGATTCAATACGCTATTGCTGTTATATTAAAATCTTACATGGAACGTAAAGATCTTACTTATCAAAACTGTAACGATGTTGTGGGCGCCTTAGCTGGGGCTCAGATGGAATATTACAGAAAGGTAGTTGGTCCTTATGAGAGCGAAAAGGAATTAGAGAATGGGTCAGTCTAAGAAGATTGGTTACTGTTGTGGTATAGATTATACCTGGGAACTAGGAGAGGCTCTTGGTGGGGTTAAAGTGTACGCATCTGTAGAAGATCTAAAAGAAGATCATAAATGCTGGAAAGAATGTGGTATAGTAGAAGTTGAAGTTACTAAGACTAAAGTTATAGAAAAGGCTCGAAGACATAAAGGAAGTAAAGATGATTAAAAAAGATAAGTACGGAGCTGTGAGTCAAATACAACCTGACGGAAGCATGGAGGGTGGAGATTCAGCTGTATGGACAGGACATTATTTATATTTAACAGGTAGAACTACGCTTGGTCCCGGAGGATCTTACGTTAAGTTCTTTGAAAAAGAGCCTGGAAGATTCTGCAGACACCCACATCCTGAAATGACAAACAACGGGTTTGGGGCATCTATTGATGTTCTAAGTAGAGATCAATTTTCTGGAGTATTAGCTGGTATTATAAACGAGAAGAATTATAAAGCAATGGGTAGAGTCTTATTACAGCATTCCAAGCATTTATTTTTATTTTCGTGGAATTATATAAAAAATGGAGTAGACCCAAAGACTGCTAAACGAAAAATGCCAGATATTACGGTATTTGATGTATGGGCAATGGAGATCAGAGCCTTAGGGAAGTTTGCTTGGTTATTATTTCCATTATTATGCATCTTAGATATTCACATGTTATTTAATACAATCCTGGTAAACACCGAAGACGATTACGATCAGATTAATTATGCAATGAAACTTATTATAAGCAGAGAACATGTACCTACGCCGGTCAGTTACCTGTCACTTAAACTATTAAACCGAGAACATCTAATCAAGAATATCAAAGGCTATTGGAACGGGTGGCGACATAACCCAGGAATGACCCCTTTATATGAAAAACGTATTATGGAGTTAGGATGAACGATCATAGCGGATATGTAAAAGTATTTCAGGAAATCTACGATATGGTGAAGCCGATACTTGGGCAGGAGAAAGCTCTTAGTTGGATGCACGAAAAGAACCCCAATCTAGATAATTACAAACCATCTGATTTTATATTAAGCGGAAAAGAAGATAAACTTAAAGAATATATTGAAGAAAGAAAGGGAGTTTAATATGAAATCTCTACTCATACCCATACCAAAAGAGATACTAGACAAGTTAGACGCGAAAACCAAAAATAAAATATTGAATACAGTCGATAGTACATATGCGTCTGGTCATAATGGTGGGGTATTTTCCTTTGAGGGTAACCATATCCCACCAGCAGAGCTGTACCCATCAACTGCCGAGATGACTCTTAACGTTTCTGCTTACATTTATAAAGCAATAACCAAAGATATAGAGCATGACCGAATTAAGTTGCTGGAAAAAGAAGTCAAAGAACTTAGAAAATTAAAAGAATCAATCCAGACAATCAAAGGAGTTATAGGCGATGGGGCTTAATTCTGTAACTTTGAGGAATCTTAAAGAAGACCTATTAACCAGAGCTAACAGTCTGGAGTACAATCAATCTAAATATGCACCAAAGCACTTAACATTCCAGGCTCTGGCAGATAAATATAACGTTAACTGGGTTACGGTCAAAAGGTACAATACTAAAATGGGTCTACAGAGACCTGCTATAGATACTAAAAAACTAGATCACGATATAGCCCTACAATTCCTAAATGGAGTAGAGATTGCTGAGAAATATGGAATAGATGTTAAAACTGTGTATAATCGAAAGAAGAAACTGGGTCTAGTAGTCCCTAGATCACCCAATACCCCTATATAGTAGTCCATAAGAGCTAATATCTAGCTTAATACCCCATTATAATAGTCCATAAGACAAACGAGGATCGTTTTTATGGTATTTTTTCTATTAAGCCCGTCAATATGTACATTATCACGAAAAAAGGGCGTACCGAGCGATATACAGGCTTGTATGGTCCCACTAGAACCAACATATATCCTGAAATAACCCTTGACATCCAAAATATAGTGTATTATACTTGATGTGAGGTCGTTGAAACCCATCAACATTAAAGTTCTGGTCTGCGTAGGGGAACCAGACACCTCGTTTTATACACTAAGGAGATAAAATGAACATGGAAGATATTGAATTTTTTGACGGAGATCTAATGGACTTTCTTCGCCTATTATCTAAAAACGATGATGGTTCCGGCGTAGGTGGCGTTAAAGTCATTACAGACGATATGGGCGATATTATCGTAGACGTTAAGTCTAATTTACACTTCAGAGCTGATCGCGAAGAAATGATTGCGTTTTATGATGTCATGGATCAAGTAAATGCCGTGAGGACAGACCAATTAAACTAATAATCCTGTCTTTATTACTATCAGGATGTGTGTCTGTTAGTGTTGAGGTTCGCGAATGCGCTGTCTCAGAGGGTGGTCGCCAAGTTATCTGTCGAGTTAAAGTAAAATAGCAGCAAGCTCATCTGTAGCGTCTTGAAGGCTATCTCCATAAACCACTATCGTTGACTCATCATCCAATATGACCCCGATCTCTACAACATAGTCCAAATGAGGATGTACGTAGTGTATTTCTAGGCTATCTACACTGTGGTGCGTATTTTCTAATATTTCATTTATTGTATATTCATATATTATAGCCATTATAACTCCTTATTAAAAAGCAATACAGACAATTCATCCTAGGGGCTGTACGCAACCTCTGCCTTGTTGTTTTACATCCTGAGCTAGAAAACTGGATATGTACTACGTATAGTATACATTATTTATATCATAAGTCAATTAATTCTTTACCTTTTCAGGATTATGTGTTATTCTGGTTATGTTGTAGCAATGTGGAAAGCTGTGGTTACTCATCTCGGAGTTATAAATGCTGTAAGAAGCCGGGCCACTGGAGACATATTAGTTGCCGAGATACCATCAGCTGTCGGTCCTTTATGGCGATAGTTACGGTTTGATACTCGTCTGATCAACGAGAAAGATGGGAGCCCCAGTAGCGCGGGGTCTACAACATTTTATATGCAGTATAGTGCATATTATTGTGAGTATATAATGTAGTATAGTGCATAAAACGTATCTCATTATGTACATTGTATAGAATGCGTTACAGTAACAAAATAATGTTAGGATGACGGAAATAGTGTATTAACTTGGATTTACTCTAAAAAAAATATAATGGAGATTGAATTAATGAAGTATAATAAAAAAGTAAAGTATGATGTAGAGGAGATATTAATGTTGGTAAACGACTTTACTGAAGAGAAGGGTATAAGTCCTACTCATTGCTATTATAATCCAGTATTTGTGGATGTAGATCACATGTACCGTGAATACGAGTGTCTAGCTAAGTATTCTAGCTCTGTAAATCAAAATATGTTAGGAATTACTGTGTTTCATGTGTATGGAGTTAACTTTATCGAAGATGTTACATTGTCGGACCAATTAAACATAGTTGCAATCAATGTTATTGAATAAATGATGTATTAGTTTAAATTTACTCTAAAAAAATATAATGGGCGTATATTAGATAATACACTCTTTTAAAATGGTGTCATATGTTCTCTTCCCCTCACAGAGGTATTTATAATAATAAAAGGGGTCCTACCCCCTACCCCCCCCCATACCCTTATCCTGCCATACCCATACCAACACACTGTCTCAATCTGACACACATATATTTATTTTAATTATTTACATTAAAACCCTCAAGTTTTACAATCAAACAACCGAGAAGTAATCATGTGGCAAACAAGCCAACCAACCAAAGGGGTAACTAATGCACATTAAAGCTACAGTTATAAGTATAACAGACAATAATGATCCAAACCAAAACGAGTTCTATGACATGGGGTTCCACGATCACCGATACACTATCACACTAGAACTTCCAAAACAATACACGAATAGTCCAAATCACACTAAAACAATCGAGACTGACGATATCAGTAGTTATAAATTAAATGATACAATAAACATTTTAAACTAAAACCAATAAAGGGGTACAATATGAAACAGTATACATTATTAGATGCATGCATTAGACACGGAGCTACTAATAACAGACTCACTAGATTAGCATGTGACTTAGTTGGCGCTGCATGGGACTCTCAAGTATCGATAACAGATCATGATAATGGTTTGACAACCATAATAGGGCGCTGTAGCCTTGACAACAACCACCACCACTTAATTTGGTCTAAAATCTATATAGATCAAGTAGACACTAACAAAAAGCCGTGTGGCGTATACTTAGTAGAGGAGCTGAAAAGACGGCTATTAGACTCCGGCTGGTATCGAGATGGACTAAAAAGAGCTATTAAGTTGAATTTAATTAAATAATATAACTAACACCAATAAAGGGGTACAATATGAGAACACGAAACATGATATTAAGTGATATAAAGCGTTTTACAGAGTCATTGCAATACATTCAAGAAAGGGTAGACCAGATCAATACCCTCCCCAACGGGCCATTCAAGACCGAACTACTCGAGGATTATTCACGTGACCTTGAGAGAGACCAGAGCAATCTAGATCATTGGACTAATGAGCTTGAATTATTCGATGGCACTAATGTAACTGATATTCCAACTAGACTAATGACCAAGTTAGATCAAACTAAGATCCAGCACGCTTTAAAGAACCTAGTTGAGACGTTTGGCCAAGACGCTGTTATAAAGGCAAACCAGTCAATGAAACTCACAAGACGTCAATCTAAGACACTTAAGAAGGCGGCATAATATGTTGCAAGCATTTATAAAGATATTCAAACAAGGCCCCATGACACGGGCTAAGTACTTTAAAACAAACGTCAAACGACCACTAGAGGGGCTATAACATGATTAAATATATTATAACAGACTGGGCGAGTAATGAGATTAGATTTAATAAGTCAATGAGAGACTTCGATACGTTTCTTGATGCTGAAGACTATTTATCAGAGCAGTTAGGTGATTCTTATGAACAAGATAGAGGAGAGTATTATATTATAGAAATAGAATATAACTAAGAAAGGACTATAACATGGAAACAATAATCAAGGTAACAATGACTATAGTAGTAATATCCTGCATTTATATCAGCATTGACACGCTACAACGCATCAATAGTGGCATTATTACAGAGGTTGTATCTAATGACTAATGTACCTGAATTACAGCAACGAATCATGAT